TTGCAGGTGCAGGTGCAGTTGCAGTTGCAGGTGCAGGTGCAGTTGCAGGTGCAGTTGCAGGTGCAGTTGCAGGTGCAGTTGCAGGTGCAGTTGCAGGTGCGGTTGCAGTTGTAGGCTCAGTAGGCGGTTTAGCTGCAAACGGGTTAGCGACAGGTGCTGGTGTAGCTAACTTATTAATAGCTGTTTTAAATCCGGTATCAATTGAATCAAGTCCGTTAGTAAGCTGGGCAGTATCTATTGAAGCATTTATACCCAGCCCCTTCAAGTCTGAGTCAATTTCATTACGCAAAGATTTAACCTTGGCAGCAACTGATTGTCGATATGACTGTAATTTTGCGATATCACCCGCCGTGGCGCCCGCAGCTCTTTGTTGTGTCGCGGCGTTAACGCCGGCTACATTGCCTGTAGCGCCAGCCATTGCACCGCGAACAGTACCTGCAGCTCGGTCACCGAGTCCTCCAAGTGCTCCGAGAGCTTGTGATCCCCGTGCCTTTAGTCGATCCCAAGCGCCTTCTCTAACCTGAGAGTACGCCTCAGTTAAACACCTTGTATCATTACCTTTATATTGACTAGACATATTTGTATAAATATTTATGCTCAATAGTTGAACTTATACCAAATTAATGTATATATTTACATGGCACAAACCAAAATTGTAACATTTCTCGACAACACCGGCAGAATTATTCACGGCGCGTACGTGAGTGAGACTGATACACATCTATCTGTATCTGATCCTGCGCAAATCTACGTACAGCCGACTCAAAACGGACAACTGAATGTACAGAGTATTCCTTTGTTCTTTAAGGAATTCGTTAAAAATGTAGATCCTGTTGTTTGGACCTTTAATAAGGCTAATATTACTACTAGCCCTAATCTCGAGCTAGACGATCGGCTTATTGTGCAGTATCAAAACATCCTGACTAAACCAGCAGTCCAGCCTGCTACGGAAGCTAAGGTTATCAAGCTATTCGAAGACTGAGCTCTTCGGGTGTAGTTAATATTCTTAACTTTAAAGATTGTTAAAAGAGAAGCCACAAGGCTTCTCTTTTTTTTTGATTTAATATAATTATACGTTATACTTCATATATGGATAAAGACATTCAAAAAGTTCTAGCAGAAATTGATACTATTAGCCCTTACGCTACGTTTCTTGATAAGAGTACACTCTCGACAGTTAACGAGTGGATTGATACCGGATCAATGCCACTCAACGCAATTATTAGCGGCTCTCTATACGGCGGAATTCCTAAGAACCGTCTTACTATGATATGTGGTGAGTCGATGACCGGTAAGACGTATATCGTTATGCGAACTCTCGCCAATGCGCAAAAACTCGGTTATACAGTTGTAATTTTTGATACAGAGAATGCTATTGATAAAGAATCTGCGCAGAATCTTGGCCTAGATACTTCCAAAGTAAAGTATGTACCGTGTTTTAGTATTGAACAAACGAGAAATTCTATCTATAAGTTCTTAACCAAGGCTAAGGAAGTAGGAATAACAGGCAAGTTTATTGTAGCTATTGACTCTCTCGGCAATTTAGAGAATGAACTTAGTTTTAATCGAATGGAGAAGGAGAGTACGTCCATGGATATGGGTACCCGCGCACGGTCGATTAAATCTCTTTTACGTACCTGTACTCAGCTTGCAGCCTATACTCAAACAACATTTATCTGTACCAATCATACCTACGATGATCCTAGTGCAATGTATGAATCTATTATTAAGATTCAACCTGGAGGTAAGAGCGTAACTTACCTGCCGTCAGTGACAGTGCAGCTTGCACGTAAACCGGAAAAGACTGACGAGGGCAAGACTACGGACGGTGAGCTAACTGTTGGTCAGCGGAATTACCCGGGTGTAATTCTACGAGCTCTTACGGTAAAAAACAGATTTATTCAACAATACCTTCAAACAGAAATGTATCTTAGTTTTAGGTCAGGTCTCGATAAGCACTATGGCTTATTGGATCTCGCTGTAGGCTTTGGAATCGTAATTCAAACAGGGTCTACATATACCTTGGCTAACGGTGAGAAGATAGGATTCTATAAAAATTGGCGTAAGAATGAAGATATCTGGAAGCAAATTTTACCTGGTATTGAGAAAGCTATTGGCGAGAAGTGGGCTTATGGTAGTGCTGTCGAGGAAGTTATGCCTGATGAAAGTGAGGATATTGCTGGTACATCTAATCTTAAGTCAATAGTTGATAATGCATAATAATAATATATTATCTTTTATATGAACAAAGTATCATTAGAAATGTCAATTGTAGCAGACACCGACGGTAAGACTCTTCTCAAAACTAAGGTGCCGCTTGAATCCCTTAATACTCTAGTTAAGACTAAAGGTGAAGCCGAAGTTAAGAGATTTATCTGGGAGATGTTTAGCAAGCTTACTCACGAGATTGCTAAGCCGTGAAAAGTGTTGTTTGCTTCTCAGGCGGAATGGATAGCACTGTACTACTCTACAGTGCTATCCGTACGTTTGATCAGGTACTCGCTTTATCGTTTTTTTACGGTCAGCGACATAATAAGGAGTTAGCATGTGCTACAGAGATTGCAAAATTACATACTAATGTAATTCATAGGATTATTGATGTATCATTCTTCAAAGATATAGCAAGTAAATCCGCATTAACTAATCCCGATATCGCTGTTGCAAAGGCTCGTGATGTAATGGGAGACCCTCAGACCGTAAATTATGTTCCTTTCAGAAACATGATGGTCCTCTCAATTGCTTGTGCAGCAGCAGAGAGCATTGATGCCACAAGTGTTCAGTATGGCGCTGCACAAGCAGACTCTGTTGCGGGCTACTGGGACGGCAGCGCGGAATTTCTCAACTCTATCAATGAAGTTACGATATTAAATCGTCGTTCTAAAATTAAAATTGAAGCACCTCTCATTGAAAAGAGTAAGGCTGATATTATTAGGTGGGGTACGGAACTCGGTGTACCGTTTGAAAAGACTTGGACCTGCTATGAAGGAGCGGAGCTGTCATGCGGTACCTGCCCGGCTTGCTCTTTACGTTTGAAGGGTTTTATTGATGCTAAAATTCAAGATCCTATCCCATATGTTAAGCATATCCCGTGGGATGCGCTTATGGTCAAGGGGTAGGAGGTATCTTAAATCTAACGCCAACCTCTGGCGATTCAAGCATATCGACTATTTGGCCCCGCTCTACCGGGTTTCTATAACCTCTAGCAAGCAGGAGATTTAAGAAGTTTGCTTTAGTAATATCTATTGTCTTCTTCCTCGCAGCCTGACGGCGCCTAGGTCCAGGCGGAGTAGGTCCAGGCGGAGTAGGTCCAGGTGCAGCAGGTGCAGCAGGTGCAGCAGGCGGAGTAGGTGCTGTGAGACTTGATTGATTAACCTCTTCTACAACTTTCTTAAAGGCGTTACCTAGGCTAAGTGCACCAAACGTTTTAAATGTTTGTGTAGGATTTACATTTAGTTGATCCCAGGTTGTAGAAGTCGTAGCGCTAGCGTTAATCCCATTAAGCTTACTAAGATAGGCTGTTAGGTCACCGTATTTTGCGTCCCCCTCTCGCTTACCGACTTTAGCTAACTCAGCAACGAACTTATTGTACATGTCGTTAATATCTTGCTGACTTTTAGCTTCAGATCGTTGCGCAGTCTTACTCATGAAGGGAGTAAGAGCTCTTTTAATTCTTGAACCTACACCGTAGGGGGAAGTTCCAAAAGGGTTATTAGCTTCAGAAATTATCTTAGCTCCTGCAATTTTATGTATATATAATTGCTCTAAATCGTAGTTATTCATAATTATTCGTCAGTGTCAGGAACTTCGGTTCTGCCTTGCGCAATATTTCGTCTCATATTCGTGAGCTCTCTACTCATTGCATCTAAGTTATAGTCCTCATCACCGTCATCAGGGTCTAAAATTATCGCGGGATCTGCATTATCTGTAATCTTTTCGATCATACCTGCCTGAAGCATTTCTGAAAGAACTGCTTTTATTTCAGATTGTAATACCGCTTCGCTCTCGAGTATTTCTACTAACTTCGCTCCGGTTACTTCCTCACCCTCCCCTATTTCTAGACGCAGTATTTCATACATCTCATTTACATACGGATTTCTAGACCGGCCTTCCGATAATTTATATTTAGAAGTGACGGAAATATGCGTATACTCTCGCTCAGCAGGCGGAGCTGGTGCCCGGGGTACTGCAGGATTATTAACAGCAGCCGGGTCAACTACCTGCTGTATAGCTTGTATTACAGGCGCAGCATCTGCAACCTGGCCTTCAAAATCTTTTGTAACAACTCTACCCTTATCGACGTCTGCGAGTTTAAGTATATAGTTAACAACTATTCTCGCGGCATATCCCGAATCAGCTTTACTGCCTCCTAGTTTCCTATGAATTATACCTGTAACTCTATCTTGTAATTCGTCTTTAGTACCAGCGAAGTATAGTTGATACTGTACACCGCCGACAACACGAGGATCGCGAGTAAATATCTCATTTTTTATAGCAACTACGATATTGTCAGTAATCTCGACGATATCTCTGCCGGTATCGCGAGAGTAATCACCGATTCTGTACCCACTAGCATCAACAGTGCCCTTCTGGGCTCTATGATGACGAATTTTTTCCGGTGCACCAAATCCATCCTCAGGCCCCGCAAACGGTGTAGCTTCGTTTAAACTGCGAAGATAGGTTTCAAATATCAGATTATTATCAATCATATTATTCTTGAAATATTTATGCTTTAGCAATATATTTATCCTGATGTGTGCTATATTTGGTTCGAGTAAGCTGAGTACATTTAAGTCTCTGTATGCGGCCAATATGCATAGAGGTGACTTTGCATTTGGTGGGGTATTTATTGGTCGAAGTCGTGGAGGTGACATTATTAAGGTACCAGGTATATATGATTTTAGTCAAAATACCGAATCTATAACGTACTTTACCGGTCATACCCAGGCACCGACGTCGACAGCGCAGAGATTTAATGAGGATACTTCGCACCCGTTCATATACAACGACTGGGTAGTTTGTCATAATGGTATTATAACAAACTACAAGAAGCTTCAAAAGTCTTTAATAGTAAATGCTGTAAATGTAGTTGACAGCTCTATAATACCTGTTATGTTGTCGATAGAGTGTAATGATTATACGCTAGTAGAGGGTATTAAGAGGGTACTTTCACAGATCGAAGGTACTCACACCACATCTCTTTATAATAAGATGTATAATAGATTGTTTTTAGCTCGCTGCGGTAGTACTTTATATGTAAATAAAAATGACTACAGTTCTTCAGTGTTTGAGGGTTGCAGTGAGGTCGCTGAGGGATCCTTGCTAGAACTCGTAGATAACAACTTTAAAGTGGTAGGCAGATTTAAAAATAATTCACCGTTCTTTATTCTATGAAATCCATCGTTGTATCAGTTACCAGAGAGACAGATCCCGCAAAAACTCTACTATATGAAAGTCTTAAATCACTAAAAGAGAAAGGTGTAAAATTTTCCGCACACTTCTACACACAGAATACTCAAGGGCTAAGCCAGGTGTATAATCGAGCTATTAATGAGCTGACGAATTACGACTGTATAGTCTTTGTGCACGATGACGTATACATTGATGATGCCTACATTTTCGATAAGATTAAAGACGGCTTCCAAGAATATGATATTATAGGAGTAGCAGGCGCTCTCGATCCTGTTATTAAAGCTCCAGCTTTATGGCATCTAATGACAAAGAGGGAGAACTGGAGAGGTGCAGTTGCTCATTTTATTCCTAATGTGATGCAGATAGGAGTAACAAGTTTTGGTCCTATGCCTGCGGTAGTTACGATATTAGACGGAGTATTCTTAGCTGTTAACCGGTCTAAGACTTTAAAAGCTGGTTGGAAGTTTAATGAAAACTATACTTTTCATCATTATGATGTATCATCCACCCTTGATGCAACTAGAAAAGGTCTTGTTTGCGGGGTATTACCGATTCATATCGTTCATAAATCTCCGGGGTTAAGTAACATTAATGACGCAACATTTGTAGAGAATCAACGTAGGTTTTTAAGCGAATATCAGCTATAATATTAAGTGATGTTAAAGCTTGATCTTGATTATTTCGAGGTTATTATAGCCTATAAGAGTCTGACCGACAGCACGTACCTGGCTTCAATTGTAGATTATGTAGACCCGAAATACTTTAATAATAAGGATGTAAGAAGTATCTTTGGTATAATCTCAGGCTTTTATATAAAGAGGAATACCTCTCCCACGATAGCAGAGATAAAGTCTTATCTCACTACTTCTGAATTAAAGACTAGCTTCAAAGCAGTAGTAAAGCTATTTGACGATATTAGCTCTAAGCTTAACACGGAAGAATTATACAGTAATACCGAACAATTTCTAAAGGAACGAGCAGTATACACAACAATGATGGAGACGGTGGAAGATATCGGTAATGATAAAGTTGATACGTCAGATATTCTGTTGAAGTTTGAAAAGGCTTGTAATATATCCCTAACGCAGGAAATGGGTATAGATTTATCTAGAGATTTTAATATCGCCAAGCAACATATAGAGCAGGATATGCCGTGTGTCAGTACAGGGTGGCAGTGGCTAGACGGTAGACTCAGTGGCGGTTATTTAAGAGATGGTAGAGCTCTTTATGTTTTTGCCGGTGAAACTAATGTAGGTAAGAGTATAGTGCTTGGTAATACCGCTGTAGCTTTAGCGAAGCAAAATAAGACCGTACTAATAGTTACTCTCGAAATGTCAGAGTTCATGTATGCAAAAAGACTATATTCGAACCTCTCAAAAATACCTATTAGTAGCCTAAGAGGATCAATGGATAAGCTCAAGGAGCATATCGGTACCCACGATCAAAAGAACCCTAATGGTAAGATTCTTATTAAGGAATTTCCTCCGAGTACCATAACAGGTAACCATTTAAAGGCATATATAAAGAAGCTAACCTCTAAGGGGGTTAGGCTCGATGCCATAGTGATAGATTATGTCAATCTTCTACATTCAACGATAGGTAATAATAGCTATGAACGCGTAAAATACTGCACAGAGCAGTTAAGAGCCTTATCGTATGAATTTAACTGCCCGGTCATAACAGCAACGCAGTTGAATCGATCGGGTTATGATGCAAACGAGCCAGGTCTAAATACTATTTCAGAGAGCATGGGGCTTGCTGCTACTGCTGACGTTATATGCAGTATCTATAGACCAGATCCCGACAATCAGGAGAATATTATTAGCTTCGGTATGATGAAGAACCGTTTTGGGGTTAATTCGGGCTCACATTCAATGCGTATTGATTATAGTACATTAACCATCGTGGAGGATAAAACTGCTAATAATACAGAGTTAGGCCAGTCATCGATTAATTTACTTAGAACGTTAGATATGGACTCTAATGACTAGGGCTATAAATTATAATAATGTCGAAACAGAGTATTTTTATCTTTACCGGCGCCAACCTGGACGGTGCAGGCTGTGTATGGATATTAAATCAGCTATTTAGTGGCAGCTCTATCACCCATAAAGTAACTTCAGAAACATCTCTGAAGGAGGATATCAACGCCTTTATAAAGCATCACATAGACAAATACGATAAAGTATTTCTGTGTAATATAAGCCGTACTGATGAGATCCTTCGTTTGCTTGACAATAATAAGGTGACAGCATTCGAGCGTAGTGAGATATGTAGCTGCACAGAGCTAATTTACAGGTATTTTTCGAGTCAGGCATCTAAATCCTTAACAGATAATCAGAAAATACTCGTCAAGTTAATTAGCGACTTCGACAGTTATCAACTAAAGACAAAGACATCCTACGATTTAAATACGCTATTCTATAGTATGAGCGGCGATAGGGTAGCTCAATTTTGTAAAGAGTTCAGTCAAGGTTATACCGGATTTAGCCTTATACATAAAGCTACACTAAAGTATCATACTCTCAGAGTTAAGGATATAATTGATAATCTCGAATGTTATAGTACTACTATAACTAAGAAGTATAAAGTAGTATGCTGTTTTAGTGATTACGGCGTAAATGATATAGCAGACTTCCTATTTAAAGACTGCGGAGCTGATATAGCAATAATTGTTAATGCTCCGATGAAGAGAGTATCTTTTAGAGCTAATAAGACGTGTGACTACGATGTATCTAAACTAGCTGTTAAATTATGTGATGGCGGCGGCAGGGAGAAAACAGCCGCAGGTAAATTAACTGATAAATTTTTGAGATTTTCTAGTCTATTTAAACAGCATGAAAATTGACTCTCCTTCAGGGAATATGGAAGATGAAGAACTATACTGTCTGTTTGCAAAGCTCTGCACCTACGTTACTCTCGTGAATGGTAAGAAGCTCAATACTGCAAATGTTTTTTTGCATTTTTTGAAGAATAAGCAATTACGTAAGATATTTAAGAAACAATTTGAAGTCGATTCAGATTTTGAATGTATTCAGTTATTCTTAAAGTTTGACCCATCAATATATAAGAGCAAGTATATTATGAAATATTTAAATAATACTAGTAGTGCAAAGATTCTACAATAGAGTCATAGTATGATAGAGTATGAAAGATTTATATATAATACCTACTTACGTATAAGTCGGCAAAGCTTTAATAAGCCATACAAGCTTAGAGTAGATTTTTCGAAGATAGAAGGAACCGAAGTAGAAGCAGCAATTAGATATCTATCTAATCTCTTTATTAAACATAAGCATATAAAAGTAGATCTATTCTTCGCAGCTCCGTATAAGATATACCCTATTTCATCGCAGTATTATCTAGACTACTATATATCTCAAAAAGCTATTAAAGCTTATAGTATTTATATTAATAAACTAAAATACGAGAATCCCGATGAAGACAATCAGCTTAAATTTGTAATAGAGTCATACAAATTTATAAAGGATTTTTGTACAAAGGAGCAGATAGATATAATTAATTATTGTGACTATACTACGGGGGTGGTTAATGACTATATCGTTCACTTAAAAGACTTTAACGTAAGTGTATACGCATTGTTTCCATTTGTTAATTTCGAGAAGAATTTGTGGACTTCTGATAAAAACATATTAAAGTTCATATTAAGCGACGAGTATGTTGACCGTTTTTACTGCTTTAGAAACAAATATCTAGAGTCAAAGAAATGTAAGACATTAGCAGAGCTCGCGTATAAAAAACAAACAAACACATAACATATATGGCTACATACAATACAAAAATGTTCGAGAGCATCCGCGATGCTCTTGCTAAGAACGATAACAAAATTGGAGAGCGTCTTAAAGATTTTCTTCGACCTGACGTAGGTAATACCTACGTAGTTAGACTTCTACCTAATCTTACTGATCCTGCTAAGACGTTCTTCCATTATTATAATTTTGGTTGGAAGAGCTTTCTTGATGGTAAGAATATCAACGTAACCTCACTTCAAACGTGGGATCAACCTGACCCTATCGCTGAAGAGCGGTATCGTGTGTATAACACCGGGACTGAGGCCGAGAAGGATAAAATTAAAGCGGTTCGTCGCAGTGAAAACTGGTTGGTTAACGTATTCGTTGTTAGCGATAGTAAGTCGCCTGAGAATAACGGGACTGTTAAGGTACTTCGTTTCGGTAAACAGCTCGGTAAGATTATCTTTGATGCGATTGAAGGAGAAGGTGCTGAGGATTTTGGCCCTCGCGTATTTGATATGGGCGCCGATGGTTGCAGTCTTATGATTAAGGTCGAGAAGCAGGGTGACTACCCTACCTATGTATCGTCTAAGTTTAAGATGCCAAAAGCTTTAGAAGATATGTCACCGGAGAAGATCGAGAAGGTATATAAATCTACGCTAGATCTTTCCACCTACGTCGTGAGCAAGTCGTACGACGAGCTCAAGAAGATCCTCGACGAAGCTTATCATTGCAAGAATGCCGATAACGATAAGCCTGCTAAAATCGTTAGCGAGTCTCCTGCAACACCTAAACCGGCAGCCGCAATAGTTGCAGAAGAAGATAATGATAAAGTAATTCAAGATCTACTAAACGAACTGAATTAATATGGACCCTATTGTAGACGTAACAGGTGACGAGGCTAAGATGGCAATGATCCAGTTTCTGGGACAAAATATGTCAGAGCTCCGTCAACTAGATAGTTATATTATCAATAAAACTAATACACTACAAGGGTTCGCAATAAACGCGCAAGATATTATAGATAAAATACCCGGTGGACCGTCGCCGGGTATTTTATCTGAATCTGTACCCGCAACAGAAGTTGAACTACCTACGATTCAAGTTGTTACGATGCAACCGCATGTGGTACCTTTAGTATCTAAAGATCAACTCGAATTTGATTTTAGATACGATGTAGCTAAGGACATAGCTGAGCAACTTAATAGGCTAAATGCACGCTTTGATAAGTTTGAAGCGACTCTTAACGCGATTGAAAGATATGTAGCTGACGGCAAATCTGTAAATCCGCAAAAAAAAACCTGATACAGCGACTGATTAATGCACTAAGTTAATGGAATTAAACATTACAAATAGCTCCGAGTTTGTAAACGGATTTATAGGCGGTTTAGCTAGGATAAGTGATACAGGAATTATCAAATTATCTAATAAGAAGTTTAGCTGCATTACCGCGACTTCAGATAATACGATAGTTGTAAATAGCGAGTATATAGACGATACTATACCCGAGGGGTTGAATCTAACACTCAATATACCTGATTTCAAGAAATTACAGAAATTGCTGTCAATATTACCAAGTAATTTTGTTTTAAATATTGATAGTAATAGTATCGGGTATAACTCAGAGGGTACTCGATTTAAGTTTCATCTATACGAAGAGGGTATCATCAGTTCACCTGCACTAAATATAGGTAAAATTAATAGTATACCCTTCGATTATAAATTTCATGTGTTAACCGAAGATATAAGATGGTTAATGAAGAGTAGCTTTTTACTTCCCGACATTACCAAGGTCTACTTTAACTTTACAGATACTAGAGTTCACGGCGAAATCACGGATAAGTCAAGACATAACGTAGACTCCTATACGAAGTTATTATGCAATAACGCTGAGGTTATTGGTGAGCTTATTACCCGATCAGTGCCTATTAACATTGAGATTCTGAGACTATTAACTGCAGTCTCATACGAGAACCTCCTTGTACGATATTCAAAAAATCTAAGTATCTTGACTTTTGATATTAAGCAGACTAACTTACATATGAAGTATATTGTCTCAGGACTTATTAACTAATATGAGCAGTAGATGTAAAAATAAGATCCGCACTCCTGGTTATTTTGTAAAACGGATGAGGGATAGCGGATTTGTTGTGTTAAAAATTTTTAGAGAGTATGCCAAGCACGATTCACGTGCTTGGACTATACTCGTTAATCCTGGTGGAGCGTCTGTATATATAACTTGTTACTTTAATAGAGAGAATAATAAGGATATCGAGTTCGAACTGAATGACGGTGGGTTTAATATACCAAAGAACTTTTTTATTAAAACAGATTCGATTGAAGTCATTACAGAGTATCTTGTCAATAATGGGATATCTAATAAGGATAATTGGGCGCTTAAGGGTAAATTTATACGGCCCGGCTTAAGTAATTTAAATGGATACCAATCGAGACAACCAGCAGCCGGCGGGTGGCAACACGGATCCGTTAATGAGCAAGTCGGCTCACAAGAAGCAGCAGGCGGAGATACGGAAGCTCATCAAAGAGGTTCAGACCGAAAAGAGATCGAGACCTACGAAGCAGATTAATACAGAGGACGATTTGCATCGTTTAGCGAGCGTGATGTCGGAGTACCTAGAATCATATATTTTACTAGGATATGATATGGACGGTAATGCAATTCGTATATGCTTAGCTAGAAACCAGCAGAGTGCCGACGGTCTAACCACTCTTCTTACCAATGCTGCAATGCCGACGGGTGGTAGTAATATTAACAGTGATGATGAGAGTTGAATCAGGTAGATATATCGCTAAATTGTAGTAATGTCTATTGCTTGTCTTATTCTTGGTAAAGGTTACATCGGTAACCATCTTCAGAGTTACCTATCTACTCTCTGCTCTATAGAGACTGTACAAATAGTTAATAAGTTAAAATTTGACTACACTGATCAAGACCACCTTTTTAAAAGACTTACAGAGCTAAAGATGTCTCACGACGAGGTGGTGATTATAAATTGCGTAGGATATACCGGTAAACCTAACGTAGATGCATGCGAGAGAGATGAAAATAAGCCAGATTGTTGGAACTTAAATGCAATATTACCGGCTAAGTTAGCTCTTACTGCTAAACGTGCAGACTGTAAATTTATTCATATTTCTAGTGGATGCATTTACGATAGCTACGATAAATGTTACACTGAAGAAGATGTACCTAACTTCGGGCTCTATAGTAATAAGAGCAGCTTCTACTCAAAATCTAAGCATGCTGCAGAAGAGAGTATAAAGGCTATAGATTACGGTGTAATTTTTAGAATTAGAATGCCGTTTTGTAGCGATCTAAGTAACGTAAGGAACACTCTGTTTAAATTAGCGAAGTATACTCGTCTCATCTCTCATGAGAATTCAATGACTAGTGTACACGACTTAACGGTATTTATTGGTAAATTTATTGCTAATAATTATTTTGTAAAGCCCTTTGATATCTATAACGTCGTAAACGAAGGTATTGTAACGAATAAGGTGATTATAACAATCTTTAAGAAATATGGTATAGATAGTAAGTGGTTATTTGTCGACGACACCGAGTTGAAAATGACAGCTAATAGGTCTAATACTGTTATAAGTACGGATAAGATTAGATCTATTGGATTTCAGCTACCTGAAGTAATGGGGTCAATTCAAGCCTGTATACGTGATCAGCGTGTCTATCGCAATGAATAGAAAAGGTATTATTCTTGCAGGCGGCAGAGGTAAACGTCTTTATCCTCTAACTAGAGGAACTAGTAAACAGCTTTTGCCAGTTTATGATAAACCATTAATTTATTACCCTATATCTACTCTCATAGATTGTGGTATTACCGAGATTGCAATAATTGTCGCTAAGGGAGAGACTGAGAGATTTAAGAAAGTTCTTGGTGACGGCTCACAGTGGGGCTTACAGTTCACATACTTCATACAGAGTGCACCTCGGGGGATCGCAGAGGCGTTTATCATTACTGAAAAATGGCTAGGCAAGAGTGATGTAGTGCTAGCTCTAGGTGATAATATATTTCATGGTACCGCGTTCAAAAATCAGCTAACATCTATTCATGAATCCAAAGATAGTCTGAATCTTATATTTGGCTACCAGGTAGGTAACCCGTCTGAGTATGGCGTTGTAGAGTTTGACAGCAAACTAAAAGTAAAGCGTATTGTCGAAAAGCCAACTGAGTTTGTATCGATGTATGCAGTACCGGGGCTATATTTTTACGATAACTCGTGTATTAACAAAGCGAAATCCTTAACTCCCTCACCGCGCGGTGAACTCGAAATTACAGATATAAACAATCTATATATAAAAGAGGGTAAGTTAGAGGTTAGGCTACTTGACCCCGGTACCGCATGGCTGGATACCGGGACTGCAGATAGTTTATTAGATGCAGCAGAGTTTGTGAGGGTAATGCAGCGTAGAACAGGTGTCAGTGTATGTGACCCATCCAGGTCTACTGCAAATAAGGAGTTTAAATGATACCTCAATTACGACAATCTTTTGCGGTAAAGCGTGGTAGGTATGCTGGTGAGATAATGATTTTTATAGAAAAAACAAATTACCAGTATACTTTTCTAAGTATACCGGTAATGAAAAATAGATATATACCTACTGATAAATTCGAATCAGGGTGGCAGAACGGTATAATTGAATTTGTCGAGGTAATACCTGCCGATGTCTATAAAACGGTAATTTTACAGTTTAAAAGGAATTGTACGGAGATTAAGTAATTAAAATGTATACGTCCCCAAAGATCATCACATCGCCGATTAGCGGCCAACCGGTAAAACCGCTGATAAAATCATATATCACTGGTAATAAAGAGATTACTGAAGCACACTACATTGATCCCGCATCAGGTGCCTTTATTAGAAAAGGTATCATTTCGGTAAAAGATCTCAAGACCGGTCAAATGGTTGATACCAGTATCTAAATCACCTATCTTAATTGGTGATACCGGTTGACTACACCGTAGAAAAATTTTATGAATTCAATGGCGGAGTCAAGTACTCTCGTTACTTGAATAACTATCAGGGCTCGTGTTATATTTGTAAAGAAGGCCTCTCCTGGTTAAAGAAAAAGCGTTGCTACTACCTCGTTGAAAAGAACTACATATGCTGCCATAATTGCGGCTGGCGGGGATCAAGCACCAACTGGTTAATTGAAGTTACCGGTAAAACATTTAAGGAATTGCTAATTGACTCGAATGAGCATGATAAGCTGCCTGCCTCGTTTAAGACAGAGGAACCCCAAAAGCGAGTAAACATAGAAATACTCCCTAAGGATAGTATAAATCTACTCGATAAAAAGCAGGTAGAATTTTATATTAAAGAGCAATCGGTTATAGATGCTTTAAAAATAATTAGTAAGAGAAGGATAATACATGCGGTGAATCGCCCGCGAAGTTTGTGGTTGAGTCTCACGGATTTTGTACATAAAAACCGTTTAGTAATTCCATTCTATAATAGAAACAAGGAGATTATTTTTTATCAGACACGGTCGATATACCCCGACGATACTAAGCCGAAATATCTTGGAAAGGTTAATTGCCCTAAGTCACTGTACGGTATCGATTCAATAGACAGTAATACTGATAATATCTTAATCTTCGAGGGACCTATTAATTCCTTTTTTACCAAAAACGGAGTAGCTGTTTGCGGTATTCAGGAAAATAGTCACGAACACTTAACAGCACTTCAAACCGAGCAGCTAAGAGCATTCCCCCTACATAAGAGGATATGGGTACTAGATTCTCAGTGGCTTGATAAAGCCTCTAATACTAAAACGAGTATTCTTATAAATCAAGGAGAGCAGGTCTTTATATGGCCTAGAGAGTTTGGCGAAAAATATAAAGACTTTAACGATATAATTATAGATCAAAAAAAGAACGAAATTGAAATTGATTTCGTCCTTTCTAATACCAGCTCAGGGCTAAAAGCTAAGATGCTTTTAGGCAATATTAAGTGTTCGAAGAAATGAGATAACCCTTTAGCGACTCGGATAGAGCGCTAAGTTCTGCAGCCAATCTAGATATTTTCTTTTTCTCACTTCGTGCAATATCGTCAAACATCGTATCGCATTGCGCGGAGTGCAACTTGCTCTGCATAGATGTAGGCTTAGGCGCGTTTAGCATTTCAATAAAATTATCAATCTGAGATATCCAATTCTTAAGTTCTTGTACCTGCTGTTGCTTTTCGACGTCAGCTCTGGGCGCAGGTGCAGGAACATCGTAGTCGGTTGGTGTAGCACCTTTGTCTAACGTGCTAGCCATTGCAGCACGTTCATCTTCAGGAGATGCGTCAACGATCGGGTTAGGAGTTGGCTCATTTTCCTGCTCGAGTAACGTAACAAATCGGTTTCGGAATCTCATAATTTTAATTACTTATTCTTTTATATTCGAAGAATAAGTAATTATGTGAAAAAGAGTATTGTTTTCGAAGATGCAACAATGGCTACCAGTAGATGGGTGGAAGGCCCAGGATTTAGCAGTCAGAGCGCGATGCCTACTAGCCTAGGTAAATTACTTGGCGTATCTGGCGAAACAGACCAATTTCCTAATAATGTAAAGCAGACAAAATCTCTACACCCTCTGCTCGTCAGCGTACCTGCGTCGATAGGTGATGCAATACTATCATTAGCTAACATTAGACATAGCCTAGATAATGCTCTTAGGTCAAATTTAGCTAGATCTGAGGAAGATAAAAACAAATTAATTAGAGCTCGTCGACAAATTACCGCAACCACTAATCACCTCAAATTCGCCACACGAATAATCGGCGATATCTAGTTGTTTTTATCGGATTAGACCATATTATGATATATGGTTAAAAAGGTATCCGTATCTATATCAATCCTCTGCTCAATATCAGCAGTGTTAGCATATCTTTGCTTTGACGGTCAAACAGCGCAAAATTTTGCGAAATGGTTTTTATTATTTTTTCTCAGTCAAGTAATATTACACTTTAGCGTAACCTACGCAGTTGAGCTTTCTGCCTTAAAAAGAGTACGTCAACAAGAAATTGAACTAGCTATTGCAAGTGCATTAACGACGGCGAATCTGACCTGTCCTTGTGGAGTCGCTAACGTTGAGACTGTTAATATAGTAATGGGTAGAGAAAATAGTTATAAATGCATTAAGTGTAATAAGATTATAAACGCTAACATTAAAGTTAGTACTACCCTAAAAACGCAACCCGTAGATGCGGGGATAATAACTAATTTTAATATCCAGACGGATGGAACCGTTAATTAGATGAACGATCAAATTGAAACTTACTTTAAGCGATATGCTTCGAAAGAGCAATATAATGCTTGGTTTTTAGGGAGTACCTTTGCTCGGGGTAAGCATACAAATAACGAGGAAGTACTTCGATCTATAATGAAGAGTTATAATGTATTTGCTTCTCAACAAATACGTACCGCTAATGTATCCGAAGAGATCCGATCATTTGAGTTACAGAAACTTCAACTTGTTACAAATTTATTTGATAATGTATGTTCGTGTCTTTCCACCGGAAGTCAGCACAGTAATAATAACGATTTCGTATTTTTTCTAATTGGATATGTCGATAATCTCTCAAAAGAATATATTACAACCTAGTACTCAAAGTCAGCAGATAGACAGGGGTGTTGATGAATATATAAGATGGCTGTGCCTGTGTGATGCTGTTAACGTTATATCTAATAAGGCGTTATCGCTTAATGTAGACGCAGATAAATACGTATCGAGAAAATCAAGCAATATTAAACGATATATCGATGAAGTATTTCCATCTGCGCGCGCGAACTTTATATTAGGTAATAAAATACAGTTCGATCAGTAACCGCCATACACGCTGTCGAATCCTGGAGATTGGCTGTAGTTGAATATAGCTTGACCTTCTGTATTAACATCATAGGCGTATGGTTTCTCAGCACCAGATACTCCTGGTGCAACTGTATCATCAAATACTTGATCGTTACCTGTCTCGCCACTTAGTCCCAGCTCAAAACTATATTCATATCTCTTACCTTTTAATAACCATACGTAATGACCCGCGAGCGGGTTAATCTGTGCAATATCTTGATCCTGCCGTTGGGTAACTTCGTAGAAATTTGGCCCTCTATCGCCGGGTCTATCGTCGCCATATTCATATAAACTAAAAATATCTCCTGATTTAGGTTCAGCATTAGCACCAAATATCTCGCGATAAGACTCCATATGAACAAATGCGGTTATCTCGTCATCACTTACAAGACCGTATTTACTTAACAATAATGCATTTTCATTAAGATTAATGCCGAAGATAATCGATGATGGTGCCTGGTATATACTGGCAGGCTGTTCACCGTAAAGGGCATCTGCAGAAGCTAAGTTAAACGTACTAACATAGTAGTTAACCTGCTGGCCGTATAGTTGAATATGCTCTCTCCAATAATTATTAAACAGACTGATATCACAATCAATCGATTGCTTGTCTGTGAATCTAAAGCAACTATTTACCGGGTTAGATATCGGGTAATACTTTAGCTCGGTTGAGCCTTTATAATAATTATTAGACATTATCTAAATAGTATAAAACGGTTGCCTCTTCTTTGTAGTCTTAACCCCGTATTGCCTAATTTTACGATCTTGTCGATATGCGACTTAAATCCAAATTTTTTCCTTAATTCGCTCATATCCTTAGGCAGCAAAATTTCAAACCTTGATCTACCATCCTTAACATTCAGATACTTAACATTATCATGCTTAACTTGATGTGACTTCGGTACAAAGTCAGTAGATTTTCTATTTATAGGCTGATAATCAAAAGCTTTCATATGTCTCGGCTTTGAAGTAGGGGTTTTACCTGCTTTAAAAAAATCATTAAAACTCTGCATACAAATATTTAATAAAAAGCCCCTTGCTGGTTTAACAACAAGGGGCTTTAAAACTGCATCGCACTACTATTGAATTAGTGTCCGATCTGTCTGCCGGCTTTAACTGTAGACTGAACTACTCGCTTCTTAGGGTCATGTAGATCCGACTCCTTAGCTTCGCCCTGGTTATAACCTACTTTATAGTCACTAACGTTCTGAGCCTTACCGCCGGCGACCTTACCGGCTACACCGCCTACCTTGTTATTCTTATGCTGGAGTTTCTCGCCTTCAGAATTTTTAACCTCTTTCATCTCGATCTCTTCCTTCATTGCAGCGGCGGTCGTCGCGCAACCACCTTCTTCGCCTTCTTCGGCACTAGCGTAGTCTTCTTCGCCTTCTTCGAGACTGGCGTCGTCATCTTCAAAGCCTCCTTCATTTTTATCTTCGATACCCTCTTCGTCGCCGATTTTGGCGCGTAGATCGTCGAGAAGATCCTGAATTTGGTCAAGCATGTCGTTAGGAGACATATCGGATTTAAAATCAGCATCTGCATCAGCATCGATATCATCGACACCAGCGCCGTCCACCTCAGGCATGGCGGCAATATCTTCAACAGCTTCAATATCGTGATCTTCGAGGCGTAGCTTGTCGTTGATTACATCTTTAAATAAATCATCAAATTTCTTGCTCATGTAAGTATTTATTTCCTTTGATTCATTTTTTTGCGAGAATCTTGCAGGTTCTTGTAAATTTTTTTTCATCTTACCCTTTGACATAGTTTTTGGGTCTATAATGTTTTTGTCGACGCCGCTTGCATTTTCGGGGCCAGTACCTTTAACGAATGCTTTATCGAAAGCCTTGGCTATCTTGGGGTTTTTATCGGTTGCAATCTTAAAGGTATCCTTTGGAATACTATGCTTCGCGGCCTCGTTTAGAGTAGCGCTGTATAGATTACTGATAAGTGTGAGGTCGTTTTTACTATTCATGTACGTAAATATACTTATATGCCACGTGAAGTAAAAAAAGAGTTTTATCTCGGAAATAAAAACCTACCTACTCAGCACGCGGAATTCGATTATAGCGATAACCCTAACTGGATACAGAATCTTAACAAATGTAGGAGCAATATCCTATATTTTGCAGAGAATTTCTTCTTTATTATCAATCTCGATAAGGGTAAGATGTTAATTGAGTTACACAAATATCAAAAAAGAATACTAAAAACTTTAAGAGATAATAGGTTTGTTATTATGTTGTCGAGTAGACAGAGCGGTAAAGCTCTAGCGCTCGATACACCTATACCTTCTCCAACCGGCTGGAGAACGATGGGTGATCTCAAAGACGGTGATATTGTTTATGACATGCACGGGCGACCTTGCGCTGTCGTCCAGGTACATGACATAATGCATAACCGGGACTGCTATGAAGTCGAATTCGATAACGGTGAGAAGATCGTGGCTGACGGTGAGCATTTATGGTTTACACAAACAAGACGTGACCGCATTGCAGGTAGTGACGGCTCAGTTCGGAGCACCGTCGAAATTAAGGACACCCTGAACGCTGGAGGTAAGAGAGAGGAGCCTAATCATAGGATACCGACTGTTATATCAGGAGTCACAGGCGAACATAGAGATTTACCTATAGATCCGTATGTCTTAGGTATGTGGCTAGGAGATGGTTGTGCTGATACTTCAACGATTACTGTCGGTAAGCGAGATGTTAATGATTTAATTGATATTCTAAAGACACAATGTAAGCAGTTTGATAAGCTCGTCCTACATGAATATAAGGACGGGGTATATAGCTTGAGGATTACTGTAAAAGAAAAGGTTAAATCTAATAGTCTTAACACCCTACTGCGTAGTACTAACCTATTAGGTAATAAACACATACCACCTGAGTACCTATTAGCTAGTAGGGAGCAGAGACTAGAATTACTCAGAGGATTAATCGATAGTGACGGTTATATCGATGATAGAGGTAATGCGAATTTCTATAACACTAATCAAGGTCTTGTTTTACAAACAAAAAAACTAGTAGAGAGTCTCGGTTATAAGGTCACATATAAAACCTATATTCCTAAACTCAATGGTGTTGAATGCAAGGAGTCAGGTGTATTATGCTTCAAGCCGATTGAGTATGTATGCAAGCTTGCGTTCAAGCGGAACAGAATTAAGTGCAGAGAATTTATCAATGACACCAGTCTCAGGTCGCAATGGCATTATATTAAAAGCGTTAAGAAAGTAGAGTCCGTACCTGTAAGGTGTATAACTGTCGATAGCCCGGGTAATCTGTATCTATGTGGAAATCAATACATTCCGACCCACAATACTACAATTATGACGATATACGCTTTATGGATAGCATGCTTCCAGGAAGATCAGCGTATTCTTGTTGTTGCTAATAAAGAGCTAACTGCAATTAATATCTTTAAGCGTATTCGAATGGCGTATGAACAGTTACCTAACTACCTAAAACCGGGTGTTATTGAATATGGCAAGACTTCCATGACTCTTGCTAACGGCTCTAGTATAGGTATCTCAACTACATCAAGTGACGCTGGCCGTGGTGATTCGTGTAATGTTTTGATTTTGGACGAGCTTGCTTTTATCGATAACCACATGGTAACTGAGTTTTGGCGATCCGTATACCCCATTATTTCGTCTTCACAGAAGTCGAAGATCTTTATAGCATCAACACCGAACGGATCAGACAATTTATTTTATGATTTATATAAAGGCGCTGAAAAAAATAATAACGGCTGGACCGGTGAGCGCGTCGATTGGTGGGAAGTCCCGGGTAGAGATGAGGATTGGAAGGCCAATACTATAAAATCTCTAGGAAGTTCAGAAGCATTTTCGCAAGAGTTTTGTAATGTATTTCTAAAAACAGGTGAGAGCGTAGTTGATGAATCACTTTTCGAGAAGCTTAAAGAGGATATTAAAGAGCCTGCGTTTATATTTGATGATGGTCATTATCTGGTGTGGGAGCCGCCGTCTCAGGATAAAATCTATGTTGCAGGAGTAGATGTAAGCGAAGGCGTAGGTCAAGCTGCGTCAGTTATTCAAATTTTCGATATAACAGATCTTAAAAATATCGAGCAAGTTGCTGTATATCACAACAACACTATTAATCCTATACAATTTATAGCCAAGTGTTTAGAGGTGTTTCAAAACTGGGGCAACCCACCTGCGTGCATAGAGAGAAACAACTGCGGTTCGCAGGTAGTAGATCAACTGAGAGCTCAACACAGTTATCAAAACATAGTATCATACGGACCAAAGATTGGGAGTAACGTCTATGCCCGTCTAGGTATATTAGCTCATACTAACACCAAATATAAGGGTGTTATGAATATGAGATATTATTTAAACGAACTTAGGGCCGTTAAGATACGAGATATTCGTACGCTTACAGAACTTAGAAACTTTGTAAGAAGTGCTAATGGTACGTGGGGTGCTGCTGCAGGTTCTGATAGCTGGGATGATAGAGTGATGAGTTTAATATGGGCACTCATAATTTTAGAAAATGAATTAGCCGACAAGTACTTCGAAATAATAGATAAAGATGCAAACGAACGACCACTATTAATAAAGCGGTTTGATTACGGTATAAGAGAGTTTATAGATCCTACGCAAACATTAATAAATTTGAAAACGAAAACGGAGTTGGATCTACCTATACTCATAAGTGGTGATAATTATACCTCACCATACGATGTAGATATAGAACAATTACGCAGTGATGGTTGGAGAATGCCCGATGAGCCCCATGATTCGGGATGGAGAACATTAAATACTAATAGTCGCTATGAGTGATTATATTCAATCGCCGTTCAATAAAGTACGTAAGGATAAGTTTATAATGGTCATACCAGTCCCTAAAGGGCTTAAAGGAATGATTCGTAAATTTGCACATAATGATTTATATGCAGACCCTGATACATTTACCATGTCGGTGTATGGGGTGATAGCCCCGGCTATTAAAGTCCCCTCTATTGATAATAAATATGCAGGACAATCCGTAAAAGTTTCAAGCCATAGTCGTTTAACGTATCCGACCTTAACTGTTAACTTTACAGTTGATAACAGATTTAATAATTACTGGTTCATATATAAGTGGTTAGATATATTAAACGACGATAAAAAATCAATATACGACAGCAATGATATTGTCGATGTAACTAATTTGCCGAGTAAATTGGTAAATGGTGCCGATGTTCATGTAGGTACATATAGTAAGCAACTGCAATACTACTCGACTGATATATCAATATTCGCTTTAGACGAATACGAAAAAAGGGTAGCAGAGTTCGTTTATACTGGGGCTTTCCCGAGTACTTTAGGAGGAATTGATCTATCTTATAGAGATGGCAGCGAAATCGATATAACAGCGGAATTTGAATATAGTCAATTTGCTGTTTCTTTAATAGAGCAAGTTGATTCTATATAATAAGTGAATAATGATGAAAAATATTTTTTGCAACTATAAATAATTATATATGGCACGACTTGAATCTCCTGGGGTATCGATTAACGAAGTTGATCTTTCGTTACGTCCAATACGATCTGCTGCGACTACTATCTTCATTCCTGGTTTTGCTCAGAAGGGACCGACAGATGACGCTATTAAGATCGCCAGCATATCTGAATTTGAACAAATTTACGGTAAGCCGACAAACGGTGCAGAAAGATATTTCTATCACACTGTCTATGCAGCTCTTCAGAGTCCTGCAGATGTATTAGTTACTAGACTACCTTATGGTACTGCTGTCGATAATTATAGCGTCTTAGGTTTTCCTGCAATATATCTGTCTGCTGGTGATTGTACCGGTGGCGTCGCGGCCTTAACAGCACAGCACTATATTCAAACAAGCGGTGTTTATATGCTCGGTGCACCTACGCATTATACTCTAACTCGGCCACAGTATGACAGCTGGTTACAGGGCAGTCTATTTGCCTACAGTACAGCATGCGGTCAAAGCACGTTAAACAGTAACATCTCCTCTCTAAAGCATGCTGCACTAATAATTGCAAATCAGTCTCAATCAGATGTAAGCTCTCAAAAGGAGGGGTACTACATCGGTATTGTAGATAATACAACCTTATCTCCGGGGCTCGAGAATAAATCAATTCGTAGAATATATACTCTATCTAGTGAAGATAGTTTTGAAATTTTAAGCACCGACCGAATCGGGTCCGCGCTAACTGGTGGTGATACGGAAGAAGGCAGTGTATCACAGATAATCGAATCCGGAGCATCGTCGTTTGATCTGACTCAGGATAGATCGTATGATGATATATTATCAATTTGTGTATTTAAACTGAGCCAATCTGTTTTCAGTAAGAATAGTATTCAATTAAGTGTAAACTTAAACGAAGTATATCAAGGTTCCCTTGATTCTCATAGGCAGCAAAACAGCGATCAAGGAGGACCTGCTACGAGCTACTTTATAGATACTATCGCATCAAAGTCTCCTAATATAATTGTTAAGACGAATCCGTATCTCAGTAGAATAATTCAAGGGAATACGTATCTCGGTAACAACGGTTTACCAACTGTCAAGATAAGAATAGCTAGCCCCGGGTTGACCGATAGTCCTAATCTAGATACTATAAATCAGTTTACTAGTGCGGCTAACGCGCAAAATAGATGCGATTTTATTGGGTTATCCGGTACCGCTAGTATTCAAGACGCAGTCGCAGCAATTGGCCCAGCCGATGCCCTATACCCGGCTGGCGTATATAATCCGGTCGATCTCAGCGTTAAAATAATTGGTAATGTTCCTACTAAGTTAACTAAAATTTTCGATACTTTTAAGAATTCAGATGTATTTCCGTTTGATATAGCTGTCGAGGCTGGTCTTGGTACTATATTTGCCGCGGCCTGTGCTAACGACGGGTCGTTTGATGACTTTACATATTTCGATATAGGCTCCGCAGCTTCCTCAACTGGTGCAGCTACTAAGTTATATAAACAAAGTCAGCCTGATAGTACTGATCCCAGTACTAGTAACTATAGGGCTGTGCTCAATACATTCCAGGCACTAGTAGACGATGTTTCTAGAAAAGATTTTATTATAATCGCAGATCCTATTATTAACATCTTTATACAAGGCGGCACATTTAAAAATATTAATAAGGAAAGTGCAACTATTAGTAAGGATATCTACTATCCGCTCAGGAATCTATATGCTTCATATAATACGAGCTATATTACTACATATGCAACCTGTGTAAAGGTAAGCGACCCGTCGTCCGGTATGTTTACGTGGGTGCCGTTCTCTGGTTATGCTGCGAGTATTATGGCAAATACGGACGCCAACTTCCAACCGTGGTATGCTCCTGCCGGGTTTACCCGAGGGATTGTAGGTAATGCACTCGATATTGCGATATACCCGAGACAGAAGGATCGTGATACTTTATACAAGAGTTCCTTTAACCCGGTTGCATTCTTTCCGAACGAAGGATTCGTTATATACGGTCAAAAGACACTACTCAAGAAGCCGTCTGCGTTCGATAGAATTAATGTTCGTAGATTGTTTATTGCACTAGAAAAGGTCACGAAAGAAACTCTCAAATTCTTCGTATTTGAACCAAACACCCTACTTACCAGGACTCGGGTTATTAATACTTTAACACCAATCTTCGAAAATGCTAAGAATACCGAAGGCGTTTATGATTACTTGATCATCTGCGATGAGAGAAATAATACCCCTGATATAATCGACGCTAATGAATTGGTAGTCGATATTTACCTTAAGCCGGTTAGAACTGCAGAGTTTATTCTCTGTAACTTCTATGCAACTAGAACCAGCGTTGACTTTCAAGAGATAGTTGGTTAGTTATTCTATTTTAATATAAAAATCTGCAATCTAATTCCTAAGAAGATTAGCTGCTAGCTATAAATAATTACATGGCTGACGTAAAACAATCAATCACAGATTTCTACCGAGTAGCGCAGAATCGCGACTTTGCGCGTGATTTTAACTTTAGACTACTCTCAATCGACACAGGCGGCGCAACTTCTGCAACATATGATGAGGATGATTTAGTATATCTAAAGTCAGCTACTTTACCTGCGCGTGACATTACAAACGTACCAATACCGTACATGGGATTAACGTTTAACGTACCAGGTGGTGCTACTTACCCGGGTAGTGCGGCGTATTCTCTTAAATTCTATGCTGATGCTCAGTCCAAGATTCGGCAGAAGTTCGAGCAGTGGTCGCGTGACGTTTTTGATGATGCAAACAGCACCGGTAATTACTTTACTCCGCGCGCAACGTCAACTATTAACATGGTTCAGCTAGACAATCAGCTTACGAAAATCGCACAATATAAATTAGTTGGTGTTAGTATTATTACCTGTGGCGCCCTTGGTTACGATATGACCGGTGGGGGTAGTGCGATAGAGTTTGATGCAACAGTATCTTACCATTACTGGACACGCAGCTAGTATTAAAACTATACACAAAATAGCCTGCTATGCAAATAGCAGGCTATTTTTATAAGTAATGGTATAATGAACGACCCGTTTACTAGTGCGATTAGGTCGATCGGACAAAATATAAGTAAGATTGCAGGCGGCGAAAATCCTCTATTTGCGCCGCAGCTTGCTAATTTATTCGGCTTCAATCTCCCCGGTGTACCTATCGTAAGTGCACGAGATTACTTTCTAACGCAAATGGAGTCTTGGAATACTTCTATTCCTATTAATACGCAGTGGATAGTAATAATAGATAAGTATCCAAAATGTATTAATACAGCTATTTTACAGGGTCTAGAGCGAGTTGACGGCGATAAGAAGGGATTTGATATTAACCGCGCGGTGAGTATCCTAACATCATACCCCCTTCAAAACATAACAGGATGCATCTTCGCGCAGGGGGTAGATATACCGACTGATAGCTTAACTGTTGGTTCGGTTAACATACAAAACCATGCAGGCTATACTCCTGCTCCGATAGCAGGTGATCGAGTATACCCTAATCAGCTCACCATGCAGTTTCTAGAAACTAATACCTCCTTTACCGATTTTGTACTTAGACCGTGGGTAATAGCAGCATCACATTTTGGGTTTGTTGCACGGGATCCTGCTAACCGTAGTGAATCAATTAAGAATGTAAAAGCGAACGTAACTATCTTACAATTTACTCGTACCTTTCGAGGCATTGCAATGATACCTCGAAAGATATGGAGATTTTATAATTGCTGCCCGATTGAGATAGGTAGTCGTAGTATGGGGTATGATGATGCATCATCATTAACTGAGGGGCGCGGATTAATGTCTACTAAGTGGGTATACTCACACTATACATTAGAAACAAATTTCTACTTTCCTCTAGTAAGCATAATAGATAGAATTTCTAAAGGCACCCTACCAAGTATACTAGCTCCTCTCAGCAAAAACCTCGATATTAGAGGAATATTTTAAGCAGCTGCCTGCGCAGGTGCAGGCATTTGAGTAGCAACCTGTGCCTGCGCTGGAGATTGGATAGGAGTCTGAGGAGGAGTCGGCATAGGAGGTACCGATTCCCCTGTAAATGCTTGTAAAGCGGATTTTATTTTTCCTACGTACGGCCGGAGTTTTTCATTTTTACTAGCTTGGTCGAGAGCTCCGTCTATGAGACCTTTGTTAGATTTAATAGCCTGTTGTATTTTGGTTATCTTAGGACTTACTGTTACAACAGCCCGCCTGCCTTTAATAATACCTTTAGCTGCTACTCTACCAGTAGCTCCCAGAGGTTTAACTGTCTTAGCTGCTTTTGCAAGATAAATTGCAAGCCTGCCACCTTTACCGACAGCATCGCCTACTACAGGTATCATCGAAATTAACGATAAAGCTGCATTTAGATATTCGCCCTCTGTTGCATACCATATCGCGTTAGTAAGATCAAAGGCTGCTCCAGCACCGAATCCAGCATCTGCTACGACTCCACCTACATCCAATGCAATGTGGCCTGCTGTGTTGAGGATGCCTTCGTTTGCAGTTGTGTAAGCCTCCCAGATAAGTTGACTATCGCTATTCATATATAATATTATTTATGTCGATTGTGCTTAATCTCGGAAACTGTTGTTTGAGTTCAATAAGATGGTCAGATCCTGCAAAACAACAACCCCCTTCTCCCATTAACGTATAAATAGTTTGATTACGTTCTTTTTCTATTATTTCTGTCATTTTTCCAAAGTATGTACCGATTCCCCTGTAAATGCTTGTAAAGCGGATTTTATTTTTCCTACGTACGGCCGGAGTTTTTCATTTTTACTAGCTTGGTCGAGAGCTCCGTCTATGAGAACTTTGTTAGTTTTAATAACCTGCTGTATTTTTGCTATCTTAGGACTTACTGTTACAACAGCCCGCCTGCCTTTAATAATACCTTTAGCTGCTACTCTACCGGCAGCTCCCAGAGGTTTAACTGTCTTAGCTGCTTTTGCAAGATAAATTGCAAGCCTGCCACCTTTACCGACAGCATCGCCTACTACAGGTATCAACGAAATTACCGATAAAGCAGCATTTAGATACTCGCCCTCCGTTGCATACCATATCGCGTTTGTAAGATCAAAACCTGCTCCTATAGTCTCACCGACAGCCGCGCCAGTTGCGCTACCGATTAAGCCACCTATCGGACCAGCTACTGCTCCGCCTACATCCAATGCAATGTGGCCTGCTGTGTTGAGGATGCCTTCGTTTGCAGTTGTGTAAGCCTCCCAGATAAGTTGACTATCGCTATTCATGTGTATATATTTATATTGCTGTATGAAGTTTTATAGTGAGATAGCACTGCCGGAGAGTAAGACTGCTGCTAAGGTCAGACAGTTTACGTTTGCTGATTATATCACGGCTAATAAGTTTATACAGAATGGAGTAAACGCCCATATACAAGATTGTTATATAGAACTGGCTGCAAAGTATTCTAATAGTCTTAATCTTGCAGGTTTAGATGCTCTCGTAGTTCTTATTTTTATGAGAGTACTGTCAGTGGGAGGTACCCTCAAGCTTACTTCAGGTAACACTGTAACTGAGATAGATTTATATGGATTGTTGCAGTCATTGTCTACTCTAAATGTAACTCCTCAAGTAATATTAATATCTGATAATATTAGTATTATTATCAAAACCCCTGCTAAATTTATTGATATTAATAAAGAGGATTTTATACACGCTATCATTATTGACGGTATTAGTCGTACTCTTCTTCCAGACGAAAGATGTCAGCTATATAATAGCCTGCCAGCTAATACTAACGAGCTAGTCGCTCAGTATATTACCGTGATAGAGGAAGAGTTGAGTAAAATACAATTTAGTATAGCTGGCACTAAGATTGAATGCAGCTATATGGGTGGTTCTCTGTTCGAGTTAGTTAAGGTATTATATACTGCAAACATTATTAATTGCTTTAAGAAGGTCGTTAATATCTCCAATAGCTTGGAGGTGGATACGAGCTATATCGTAGATCTACCGCCTGCAGAGGTTGATATGTTCAGTAGCTTTGTCGAAGAGCAGCGTAGTGCTAATCAAGAGCCTCAGTCGAGTATACCGATTCGACCTGCTTGATTTAACCGATTTATATTAATAAGTAAAAACAAATGAACGATTTTAATCAAATTTTAACGTCTGTTAAGGCCATTACTGACAATCAACGAACAGAGTTGTTTGTACCCTCTGCTAATGTTTCTGTAGTCTTTAAATCCCTTACTGCTAAACAACAGAAAGACTTAATAAAGACAGCAGCAGATAATAAACTGAATATGGTATCGCTTCTCGATACTATTAATAGCATCCTGCTTACTAATAGTATCACTAAGTGTGAGTTTCTAGTCTCTGATAGAAACTATATTATTGCTCAACTACGTGCGGCTACTATATCGCCTACGTATATATACAAAGAAAAGACGTATAACCTTCTCCAACTAGCAAAAAATAGAGTAATTATTGCTGATTCGTTAAAACAGCAAACAATTGAAACTACAGATTTAACTGTATATTGTAAGATACCTAACCTTCAACTAGACACAGTATACAACACAGTTCTACTTAAATCAGCAGATGATACTAAAAAATCGTCAGATTTACTTGGTGAACTGTTTATCTATGAAGTATTAAAGTATGTACAAAAAATACACAGCCCTGCTTTGGGTGTAGATATTATTATGTCAGATCTCGCTGTTAAGCAGCAGTTTCAACTCTTAGAGAGTTTGCCTGCTAGTTTGTACAATAAAATTGTTGAATATATTAATAAAGTCAAGGAATTTGAAGCAACTCTACTGAAAATTGACGACGATACTATCGAAATCGACATTAATCAGGGGTTCTTTACTACATAGTCCGTGTCACTATTAAATAATAGTGATGAATGATGCAGTAGTAGCAAGGTTAGACAAAGTAATACAGCTCCTTTCAAAGCTGCCTAGCTCTGAAGCGGAGCCTCAGCGGAAAAAACTATCTGATGACAGTAAAGAGCAATTTGCTGAGACAAAGCCAAAAGAGCCGCGCGAAATCGTCAAGAAAGTAACATCGGTTCGGATAGAGAGCTACAGTAATGAAGGTAAAAAATTCTTGAGCGACCTCTCCAATAAGGCCTCTAGTACAAAGACAGATAAAGCGGTAGCTGAAAAAAAGGAAGATGGAGGCAGTTTCTTTGGTAAGCTTTTAAAAATTCTGGGAGGCATTGCTATTGGCGCAGTATTATTAAAGTTTCTCTTACCTTTTATAAAGGATAAGGTATTCCCGTTTCTAATTGATATGTTTAAGACGGTTACTGGGTTTATAACCAAGTATATTACCCCTCTCCTCGGACCTGCACTGAAAAGTATAGTCAAATTTCTTACTAAAACACTACCTGACGTAGTCGGAAAGTTTTTTAAGTCTGCAGTTTTTTTTTTTAAAGGCGTTTGGAAATCCATAGCGGATAACTGGCCTAAGTGGAAGACAAATATACTTAAGATCTGGGGTGGTTTAGTTTGTTTTTTTAAAGGCGTTTGGAAATCCATAGCGGATAACTGGCCTAAGTGGAAGACAAATATACTTAAGATCTGGGGTGGTTTAGTTTGTTTTTTTAAAGGCGTTTGGAAATCCATAACGGATAACTGGCCTGAGTGGAAGACAGATATACTTAAGATCTGGGGTGGTTTAGTTTGTTTTTTTAAAGGCGTTTGGAAATCCATAACGGATACCTGGAAAACAGATATTAAACCAGAACTTGTCGAGTTTTGGAAGAACAATGTAGCACCGTTTTTTGAGTGTATATGGAAAGAGTATGTAGTTGAACCTATAAAAAATGCTTTTGAAAAAAAGAAACTACAATTCGAAGCAATGATTGGGGACATCTATATATCCTTTATAGAGTCACTTGAAGACCTTGCAAAGGGTATTGTGAGAAGCGTGATACCCAAGTTTCTTCATGGGAGATTGGGGGTAGAGAGGGCCGGTGGTAAGGACCAGGATGAGGCAGATAAAAATATGAAGCGTCTGATGGGTATAGATGCTGCTCGTAAGGCTAAAAACGGTGGTGAGGATCAGGCTGAGGCAAATGAAAATATTAAGCGTCTGAAGGGTATACTTGCTGCCCGTAAGGATAAAAAGCTTGAGGATCAAAAGCTTGTCCCCAGCCCTCAGCCGACAGATACCGCAAATGACTTTATAAGTAGACCGGGTCAGCCTACACAGCGGTTTGATAGTACTGATGATGTATTAGGTTATAAGTCTGATGGACCGATCAATTTTGTATCGAAGGAGTCTCTTGCTCTACAGAAAACATCTGTTACTCAGAATACAAGGATCATAGAACTACTTGTCGGTACCAACAAATTACTAGTTGAGCTAGGTTGTAGTGCTATGCAGAAACCCGGCAATACTACAATAGTTAATGCACCTAAGACTACATCGTTATCGTATAGTACATCTCCTCTACAGTCTCTTTTTAGACAGGGCGTAGGATAATAAATAACTATATGGCCTCAAATCTATGGCAATTTGCGTTTGAAAGAAGTTCGTCAAAGTTTACACTGCCCACGATAACTTCGCCAAACGGTAATACCTATCAAAATATAGGTCAGTTCGCCGGCTCCGGCGGTGGTGGCGGCGATATCGTTAACGTACTAAATGGTTTCTTATGGACAAACTCAAAGAAGCGTACTAGTGATACTGGTAGAGATCAAGCTCCCTATGTTAAGTTAAAGGAAAGACGACTAAAGGTTAATTCATTAATTGCACAGGCTTTATATTCTGTAGGTGGCGCTGCTGACGGTGGTAAGGATCTTGCACGACTTTTTGGAATAAGTTCATCAACTAATCCGGTGGATGTAGGTAAATTAACAACCGAATTATTTACTAAAGTAGCAGGCGGTGTAGGTCAAGCTATTAGTGCGTTTAGCAAGACCCAGACAGCTCAACAGCTTGGATTAGGCAGCACAAGTATAAATTCCGAATCTCTATCTGATAGAATAAGAGGGGAGTTAGAGGCAGTTATAGGTGACGATCCTAACTTTTTAAATCAAAACTATTTACACTGGTATAGGGGGTTATATATAACTGAACCAACCGGGTGGCAGTTTGTCCTACCATACTTTGAGGATTATAATCAAAGTGCTACTAATGGCTGGGGAGCGTCATCTGATACTACTATTGCAGGCGGATTACTGGCTAGTAATATACTCGGATTTACTCAAGGTGTACAAAGCCTAGTGAACGATATTGCAGGATCGGTGATCGGTTTAGGGACCTATGTTGAGAATAGTCAGTACTATCAGTACTCCAAAACTGGAGAGAGTATTACTTTAAAATTTCCTCTCATTAATACCGGTAGTGCAACTTACGAGGACGTCGTACGTAACTGGCAGTTTATATTTCTACTACTCTATAACAATAAGCCGGAAAGAATTAATCGCAATCTTATTGAGCCACCTCCTCTCTATGAAGTGACTATTCCTGGCGTAAAATATATGCCCTTCAGTTTTATATCGTCATTGGGAGTTGCCTACAAAGGTACCCGGAGAATGATGAAAATTAACGTACCAGCTTCGATAAAAAGCGGCGGTGGGATATCTAATATCACTACTAACTTTCAGACAATCGTACCCGAGGCATACGAGATATCAATAACATTGCAGGGGTTAGTTACAGACAGTAAAAACTTTATGTATTCTCTAGTAAACGATCAACCAGTACAAGTAGACGACATAAAAAATAAAATAAACCAGGCTGTTCTTAAAAATATCCTCCCTGACAATGCACAGGAGATTGTTAATAGAGTAAACGGTATAGCTTAACTTTATGCCTGGCGAATATCAAAATAATATAGCTGCTCTACCGTCCTTAACGGATTATAGATATGAAAACATATTTAAAATGTATCAGCAGAAAAATGGTGGATACTACTATAACATTTTAAATAAGGTTACCATTCCTGACAATATAGATAAGAACGTATATTATACAATTGTAGTAAATGAAAAGATGCCCTGGACAACAGTTAGCTATACCGCATACGGTACGATAGACTTGTGGTGGCTCATTGTTATACTAAATAAGATTAAAGACCCTACCCAAGTACCTTCAGGTACAATTAAGATACTTAAACCGGAATATATAAGGCTAGTTATTAGTGACATATTAAACACTCTATGATTGATGGACTTCTTAAGAGTAGCGCGCAGTCTGCAGATTTCGGTACCGTACAGTACGGAAGCGATCTATATGATTTCTATGTGACCCTACATAATCCTGAGGGTAAAGCGTTTGTATTTAGATCTGAAGGCATCGAGGCTCTTCAGATCGAAGACTCGATGAATGAATATTACGTATCTGGTTATATTGTAGTTAAGAATGACCACGATCTACTCGAGAGGCCAGGTCAAGACGGTAAGAGTTATCTATTTAGAGGAGACTCACGCGATGCCTTGAGAATATCTATAACGCCTAAGATTAACACCAAAAATAGCTCGCAGGCAAACGAAAAAACAAAGGCTATGTTTTCCTTAAATTATGATTTTATTGTCTATAATATTGAGGAAATAGAGACAGATAACCCCTCTCTGAAATTTAAAAAACTATACTTCTGGGACTTATATCACCAGATTCTGTTAGAAAAGAACATTAATTTTTCAACTGCCAAGCTGGGTAAGGGCGCGTTTAGTAACAATAAAGAGGTTGGTACTGTATCTACCGGTGTTGCTATTCAGGAGGTATTAAAGCAAACTTTTCCACTTAGTGACGGATTTAAACTCGCTTTCGGTAAATTTGATGCAGGCGGGACCGATATATTCTTTAGTTCGCCTACAGGCTACAAGGCTGGCGATTGCCTAGAATACCTACTATCGAAGCACGTAAGTACAGCTGCAAATAATTTTGATCAGTGCTGGTTAGCTATTGACAGGTACCCGAAAGCATGGTCCCTAATAAGCATGAAGGAGTATTTTGATAATGCATATAATGCTGCTAATAATGCAGGTGGCCCGTTATTTTTAGAGAAGCTACTACTCGGCGGTCTTAAGGGATCTGATCCGAATGTGTTAAATACTATTATATCTCGATCACCAGCAGTATCAGTTTACTTTAGTAATGCAGGTACGGTTAATAATTTTAGCTTTGTACCGCCGCCCGGTAATCTCACTCAGACTCGTATTAATACTCATAATGTTCACTCATACTCGCACGGTAATAAAGACTTCGCAGTAGACACTGAGTCTAATAGCTTCGATAATATTAAGAAGGTATATAGCTCTAATTACGTTAATAAAATGCTTGGGCAGCGAGGCGCACCACAGTCTAACCTCGTAGGCAACGTTTATCGCAATACTAATCAAAATATATCTAACGTATATTCTACATCACAAGATAATAAGAAGCAACGTTTAGGAGTAGGCAGAAATGAGGCTCTATATAATGCGATAATGCTTAATAACTCTATTAGCTTTAAATTGCCGGGTGCTACATATAGACAAGCTGGGAAGTTTATATCGATTGATCGAACTGATAGTACTAGAGATTCTGCTTTTGATGATAAGTTATTAGGCATCTACATGATAGTTAAAGTTAATCATATATTCTCAGCTGGTGACTATCATAATGAAGTGGTTGCAGTAAAGACTTATAATTATAAAGACTTAAACCAGACGGAGCTGGTACTATGAGCATTCCTGTTAAAATCGACGTTGCTAAAAGTATTAAAAAAGTCCTTAGTATTAATACTGCTAAGGATATAGTAAAGGTCATTAAAGTTGATCCTTTAGTTGCAGAGGAGAGTAATACCGGTGTGTATACAGTTATACCGGAATTCACTGAAGCTAATTATACAAGCAGCATAGAATTCTTAAAAGCATATACCTCGTATCTCGACAATCTTACTGACTTTACTTCGCATATTGATAGGTACATCCAATATAACAGAGCGTTGAATTCAAGTGATTTTGTAAATTCGACTGCAGATATCTTTACCAATATTAACTCTAATGTATACAGTATAGACAATCAGTTTTTAATTCCTTGGATAAAAAAATATAATCAGAGTGTGGATGAGGTAAAGAAGGTAGTCGAGTTGGCATTAGCCTCAAATAATATTTACGAGAAGTTTAGTGATAGTATAGGTCTCTATGCTAATACCGGCTACCTGCTAACGGATTCAGTTATACCGTTTAATGATATTAATTGTGCTCTCTATCAACCCCCTAAAACATACCCAGCCACCCTAGCTAATAAACTAAGCCCTGCATCTATAGCAGTGGCCGATAAGCTAAGTAGGTTAACTACTACAATGTTCCGGCAAAACGTTATTAATATACAGAAAGCATATGCAACTAGCACTGAAGCACATGGCTCGAATTTAATAACAGATATTCAGTCCTACTCACTTGCACGCAATTATATTGAAGGAATAGTTAATAAGCTCGATGATGAATTTCAAGCAGTATTTAAATTAGTAACGTACGTCTCTAACATAAATGACCACACCGGATTTAATTCACGAGATTATGAGGTCAATACGGCAGCAGTTGGTAGATATCAATTTACAATTAAAGTTCAGGGTAACCCGGTTTTAGTAGATCTACTGGGTAAGAAATTAAAAATTGCTCGTAGCTCTTTAACTATAGCTAAGTCGCTAGTATCTGGTAACGCAGTGCCGGTAGTAAGTATTAACCAAAAAAATATTAATACCCAATATACTGCTAAAACAGTTACAAATGTTAGATCCGGTAAGGTAATCCCGATTAATACATCTGCCCTGCTATCTGAGGGCACAATAAAACCAAGCATCCTACCGGAACCAGCAGTAGTACCACCTGAGCAAGCGGCGAAAGGTAAGGCTATGGTTAGCGCGCAAGCAAAGACTTCAGTAACAGCGAAGCCAGTAGGTATTAAAGGCTTACTCGGCTTTGTCGGAATGATCAGTAAGGCGGTACCTGAATTCTCGCGTATAAACTTCGCACAGGCAATTCAATCTCCTCTTGGTACCGCTCGTAAAATACGAGACCTAGTATGTAAAGCTATTGATTTTGCGAAGACTTTCGAACTAGGAAAGCTTGCTCAGATACAATGGCCGCCAGTATGGCCTCCGTTCTTTAAGAACTTCAAGATTAAAAAATTACTTGCTAAGTTGGCACTCGAAGTTCAGATACGTATAATTAAATTTATTCTATCTCTTATACCTAAAATCCCCGACATCGCAGCAATTATTAAAGCAATTAAGAAAAAGATTCAAAAGCTGGCACAGGAAATTAGAGACTTGTTCACCTGCAACCCGGGGACAAAAATTAGGATTCCTTTACCGGTGCAGAAGTAATATCGATGCTGGTAACTTGCTTCTCCTGTACTGCTATCGCTATATGCCTCAGCATCTCCTCCCGGGTAAGTTTAATTTTAGAATTTGTTTGATCCTCAATTAGCTGCCGCTTGAGATCTGCATCCATCTCTTTTAGCCTAAACATAGCTGCAGTTTTTTTATCAGTTACAATTAATTTATTAAGAGTTTCGATGGCAGATGAGGTTGCAGTTATTAATCCGGCTAGTGATTCAACACCTTTTGGATCAGGCGCTGATATAATATAATCTTTAACTGTGCGAATCATCTCGAGAGAGTCTTCAACGAGTGCACCAGCTTTTTGAATTACAAACATCTCTATGTCTTCCTTTTTAAGCAGGTCAGGTTCACGCTGTACTGCTTTAATAGCTATACTGTTATTTCTTAACTGATCTATCAAGGATCCGATTTCAGGATCTATATCATCATCCATGTCAATACTTATCTATTTATTCGGTCAAATCAATATAAGTTGATCAATAATGAGTTTAACATATATTTACTATATGGAAAACATAAGCAATTTAAATTATATGCCTAAGGTTAAATTTGTAAAAGTAGCTGAAAACGCTAAGTTACCTACAAAAAATAACGCTACTGATACCGGATTCGACCTATATTCAACAGAGTCGGTATTAATTCCGGCGAAAGGTTCTGCTATAGTACCTGTCGGTATAACAGTCGGTTACATTCCAAAGGGCTACTGGTTTAAAATTGAATCCAGATCAGGTCTAGGTTTTAAACATAGTCTTATGACCCACCCTGGCATTGTAGACAGCGAGTACCGCGGCGACTGTGCAGTTAAATTATATAACTTCTCTGATGTAGACTATACCGTTAATGTTGGTGATCGTTGTGCTCAGATTACTTTTTATCTAAATCTCGATATTGAAGTTGAGTGGGGCACCGCTGAAAAAACTGCTCGCGGTGATAAAGGACTCGGATCTTCAGGCAAATGAACTTCGATAATCTATACGTCGAGAAATATCGACCAAGGGTACTGGCGGATATTATTCTATCGCCTAATAACTTATCTATTATTGAAGAGTTCAATAAAAAGAAAGAGATACCTAATCTACTTTTAATAGGTAGCCCGGGCATCGGTAAGAGTACCCTATCAAAAGTTCTAGTTACTGATGTATTGAATTGTCAGTATATGTATATTAATGCATCTGACGAAAATGGTATTGATACTATTAGAAACAAAGTAATTACCTTTTCGAAGACAAAGAGTTTTGACGGTAAGATTAAGGTAATCATCCTTGACGAGGCTGATGCATTATCTGTAGATGCACAGCGAGCTCTACGTAATACCATGGAAGAATATTCAGGTTATACCCGATTCATTCTTACCGGTAACTACAAATACAAGATCATACCTGCACTAATTAGTCGCTGTCAGACTCTTGACTTGACCCCACCGCTCGATGCAGTCGTAAAGAGATGTTTTAAAATTATTAAGAGCGAGGGTATTAAGGTGACTGATCCTAAGCAATTTGTACAGTTTGTTAGAGGAATCTACCCAGATGTTAGACGCTGTATTAACGAGCTGCAAAAAAATTCGATCAACGGTGAACTAGTACTAGATACCTGCACGGTACAGAGTGTAATTCCAGAGCTGTACGAATTTGTAGTTAAAAAGAATATAACTGAACTACGGCGTTACTTGATTAATAATGAGATAAAGTTTAATAGCGATTATGTAAACTTGCTGAGAGAGACCTTCAAATATGTAGATAGGGTGGAGACGAATATAGAGACAAAGAAAGTATATCTGCTTATAATCTCTGAGTATCTCTACCGATCGGCATTTGTAGTTGATCAGGAGATCAATAGCTATGCTTGCTTTATCTGTTTAACGCAGAATGCTACTTCTTCGGCAAATACATTGCCGTAGTAGGCTTTGCATCAACAGAAGGTATCTTTATATTTGTATTATGAAGACTTCTATTTTTGTCGGTATTTTCAACCTCTTTAGTATCAATGTGAGACTTATCTGCTCGCTTCATTGAGTCAGGAATCGGCGGTAGGTTGGGATAAGTAGGTACACGTTCGAGTATTTCGCCGGGAACACTCGTAGTGTTGTAATATCTACCCGGCATTATTTCTTGGCCTATATCTACTGTTCGATTAAATGGGTTAATATAGTCGGTGTTATTCGCGCCCATCACCCCAGGATATTTGTTTTTAATGTTTATAATGCGAATATTGAGATCGGAGTCTATAAGAGACTTGATCTGAGCTTTTATCTCCTCTCGGCCTTCGAAAGCTTTATGGTTATAGGAACCTGGTTTAATTTTGACGACATCGCCGACTAAAAATCCACCATTAGTAAAGCGATCGATGTTATTTTCGTATAACCGTATAAACCTTTTCTTCACAGAATTATTTATCCTCTAGGTTTCAATTTTACACAATAAATACTTAATAATGGCTAATATCACGCTAACATCTCTAAGTCAGGTAAAAAATGTCGATACTGGCAAAGTATTTAAAGATCTACATTTAGACCTACAATTTGGTATACCCAGAGGTATAGCGTATTTTGACGACAACGTAAGTAGTGATGCGCTTGCTGATTTTGATGAGCAAGCTATTAGAAATTCTCTTATAACTCTATTTAACACTACAAAAGGTCAGAAAATATTAAATCCTGAGTACGGCTCCGGTTTACAAAGATTCTTATTTTTACCTGTAAGTAATGATAATGGTGAACTATTAGGTGACGCAGTTATAGATGGTATCAGACGATACGAACCACGAGTTATACCAGATAAGGTAACCGTGTATAAAGACGAAGACAACAACCGATACGAAATTGACATCATTTTAAATGTACCGGCACTTAAAAATAACATGATACTATTAGTAGGTAGCTTAAATAATTCAGGCTTTACATTTATATAATGGCTAACGACAATACATTTAAGATAGATAATAATAGTTACGCGGCTTTCGATGCGACTAGCCTAAAAACTCTTATTATTGACCGACTCAACAACTCGGGCGTATTTACAGATCAAAATTTTGAAGGCAGTAATATTAATCAGGTACTAGATATTATATCATATTCGTATCATACGCTACTATTCTACCTCAATCAAACCTCTAGCGAGAGCCTGTATTCGCAAGCAACACTCAATGAGAATATTAATAAAATAGTTAAATTACTTAACTATAATCCGATTGGTGTTCAGTCTGCTACTCTTAATTTTAATGTTACTGCTCCTGATAATCTGGCTGCTAATAGCTATACTATACCTAGATATTCATACTTTGTTACTAACGGTATACAGTACGCCTTTACTAAAGATGCAACCTTTACTAAAACATTGACTGCTGCGGAGAATCTAACTGAGTTTTCAGATAACAATCTATTATATCAAGGTACCTACGTCGAATACCCAGTAGCAGTAGCTACTGGTGAGCCTTACGAACTGCTGACGATAACATCTGTAGATGGTATTAATAACGTACAGATCGACCACTTCAACATTGATGTATATGTAAGAGATAACTCCGTACTCAATCCGGTATATACTCAGTACCGGCCTACTGAATCATTATTCCTAGAGCAATCCGATAGTCTCGTATATCAAATTAGACTCAATGAGAACGGTAGATATGATATTAAGTTCGGTAACGGTACCTTTGGTAAGCAGCTTAATCAAGGTGATGAGATCGCGATTTATTTTTTAAAGACAGACGGTCCGACTGGAGAAATACCGGCTGGCGGAATTGATGATAGACAGCTGGTATTATACAACTCCGAGCAGTTTCAAAATATTCTGACAGATACGCTCGCGCAGAATCTTGTAGTTGTTACATCAGAAGAAGCAGGTTCATTACAATTTATAAATATATCACCATCTACTAAATCCTCAGAAGCAGAGGGGGTAGCTAGTATTAAGGAAAATGCACTAAATACCTATAGAGCACAATATCGGCTATCGACTACTGGAGACGTAGAGACCTATGTAAAGAAGAATTTCGGCAATATTATTAGTAGCTCTCGAGTAGTGAATAATGCAGATTATATCAGCGGCCATTTAAAATATTATTTCGATCTAGGGGTAGAAAGACCGTCGATAGCGAGTAGATTAATGTTTAATCAGGTTAAGTTTAGCTCTAGCTGCAACTTTAATAATACCTACGTCTACGCTGTACCAAAAATTGATCTAGTTACCTCTCTTACTACGCGGGTTAACTATTTAAATGGCGCACAAAAGCAATTTATCATCGATAAACTAAACCCGTATAAGATCAGTACATCTGAAATAGTTCCGGTAGATCCAGTTTACGTAGAGGTAGGCTTCGGTCTCGGTAATGTTGGCGAAGCACTTACACCGAGTATAGCTGATGAGACGACCCTAGAGGTTATAGTTAATGGTGCCCTCAGACGAAATTTTAGTTCGATTCAGGCACAAGTAGCGAAAATCCTTACCGACTTCTTTAAGACTACTAACGATAATTTAGGGGTACTCATTAATTTAACTGACCTATCATCTAAGATAATTAATATTGAAGGGGTGAGCAACTTTAGAACAGTAAGAACTAGTAGTGGCGGTAGGATACAGTTTCCCGGTATTAGCTTGTTAATCTTTAACCCAGTATATCCAGAAACTGATATAGCAGTAGTGCAGCAAAATCTGACTCTGCCCTACTTTAAATTTCCATACTTAAGTAATTCAATCGACTTTATTAATAAGATTGTTCTTGCATCAGAATGAGTGATATTTATGTAGATATACAGACCCTAAACTACCGAGGGGAAGCATCTCTCTCCGGTTACACTCTGCCGGGTTGCAATTTCACCTTTATACCCAATCTTGATGAGGTAGATATTGTAGTATCTAGTAAGCAAGTGCTGTGGGATTTCGGTGACGGTACTACTTCAGATGGGTTAACTGGAGTACATAATTATAAGTTTCCCGGAGTCTATGGGGTACGTCTTATCGTATATAATCGCCAAGGCGAAGCGATTGTAGGTAGCTACATCCCCGGATTAACCGCACACGATTTTATATACGATAATCTCATTAACGATGCCCCCTCGACATTTGAAGTAAAAGCAGGTCACTTTGAAAGCTTCGATATACTGAGACAGAGTTCCTGGAGAACTGTGCCCGCCAATAACAGTAGCGATTATACTGTTAACCTGTACGTATCAGGTACCCTCGATCCTTTTATAAATATTGATAGTTATAATTCGAGTCAATGGTCGCATCTAATTCAAAATAGTAAGTTCTTAGAGAAGGTAGTAGCGGGGTATTCCTATGAATATATACCGATAACATCTATAGCTACTACTTCTACACTTATATACGTTAATCAGAACGCTGCGGGCGAATATATTCAATGTCTATCTACAGATACTGATGCAGTAATTGCTGGTAGCACCGGCTATGCAACCCCATACTTTACTAGCGATAAACCTAAAAATTACTTATCGAGTGGTAGTTCACCAGTTATTATATTCACCACTCTAGATAATCGTAAGATAGTTGACGATATTACTCTAGATAGGGATTTATCAAACTTTACCGGTACCAATTACTTTAATTCTTCTCCTGCAGTTATAGCTGATACTAGAATCAGGTATAATCCTGCAACAAAACTATCGTTTTCAACTAACGGTATTGACACTCAGGGAGATGCTATACTTTCTACCTTTAATATACCGGCAATAAGCTGGCAGAATACTAAAATTCCTTTTATTGTAAAACTCGAAGACAGTGATAATTTCTCTACGAAGTTCTACCCTACTCTAACAGCAGGTACATTTGGTTCGGATTATATCATATCGCTATCTGCAATTGCCAGTAACGCCATACTGCCTGGCACATTTTACTCTGATTTTACCTCCGCAGCGCCTACAGACGTGGGCGGATATTTTAGGGGGTATTTTGTGCCCTCAGCGACAGCAGTCAACGTAAAAATTGTCGCTAATACTCGAGTAAATGATCCCCTATATTACAGTGTATCCGGTTTTAATGTTTCAGCTATAGTACGGACAGTTACCGGAGAAAGCAATCTATTCGATGTATTCCCGTTTAGTGGTAAGTACGGTATTGCTAAAGTAAACGAAGGGTTCGATTTCGGTAACTTTCTCGGTAATCAGAGATATGCGGAGTATCAGTACGGTAGCAAGTACTTCGATAATTTTCTATTACTACTATCAGCTGGTCTAGGTCATGGTTCGAGTAAGCCGTATGAATTTGGTAAGACGGTATATGAGAAGATTGCAAACTTTACCGATAATAACAGCAATATCGATACAGCCAACGTTCAAGGATTAGTATCGATGAGTAACCAGGTAGGTCACCTGTTGGAGCCGGTAAACTATGAATACCCACCACAAGTAAAACGAGTAGTAGACATTTTAAGTATTAACCACAAAGGACTATTCGGTAGTATTAATAACTTTAACTCAGATTTTAATAGACGTAATAGTACGAGTAGCAGTTTCGCCGTCAATATCGGAACCGAGTTAAATATATTATCCAGCACCTTCCCGGTAAGTGCGGGTATAGTAGTATATGAGAAATTTAGCGGAGCTAATCGATTGGTATATACTGCTAAGCTGTCGGGTATCGATCTTACTGATATATTACCGTTATCTACATTTAACAGTACCTGGGGCTGGGCAATACCGGTAGCAACTTCTATTACCGGAGCTCAAATCGGAGATTATTTTAGATTCTATACCTATATTCCAACATCTGAGGGTAGTATTAAAAATTCAGTAATTGACTGGAGCGATTCGACTACAACATTAAGTTTCTATACCAGCTCATATGTCGATTGGTCTAAAGATGATGGGATTATGGATAATATTATCAATTACGAATTGACAAAAGGCTTGAGATTGTTCTCTAGCGCTACTGATATAACATACAACAATTAAGTATTAAAGTACTATGGAAGTCGGCATCGCAAACTCTGGAAATCTTGATCTTAGAGATCTAACGGTACAACAATCAATAGTGGTGGATAGGAATAACCCTAACGCTGTTGATAAGTTGTCGCCTCTCGCCTTTTTACAATGGGTTCAGTACTTTGTCAATATAGAGAATGATCCTCGTACTCTTCTTCGAGAATATAAGGAGTATATCTTAGACTGGCAAAAGGTTAACATCGATACACAGGCAGTAAACAGCGACACCATAAAAGACTTATACGTATCGCTGTTTAGAAATATTGCTGTTAACTTTCTAACTGCAGATGAAAAGCGATTTGTAACCAATGCTGACTATACGGACCCACAGCAAGTAGCTGCAATTATACCTCTCTTTGTTCGCAAGATAAAAGATATATGCTTGTATTATGCGTCGGCACGTGATGAGATTAAGTCTACCCCTTATAGACATAATCTTAAGAGCTCTAATTACTCATTTGATAAAATTATTCGCGAGACTATTGAGAGTAGTTTTCTCGACCCAAAGATTAATAAGCTTTTTAAAGAAGAGGGGATAACTAAAGCTGATATAAAGAATACTTTCTCTGTATCGTTTGATGAGCTGTATGATACTGAGACCAACTATTATGACATAAATCCTGCATTGTCTGTATCTGCCTATGATGCTACGGGCGATCGCAAGACATATTTTGACGGTAATAGTTACGAATTTGACCCGGAATTATTCTTAGATTTCGATAATAGTATTATCAAAGAGATCGAGAAGTACCCGATCATACTCGAGTCGTTGGGTACTAATTTTGCTATTGACTTTAAGTTTACTAGTGATGACTTACAGTTCTTAAAGGATCAGAATTTTACTAGTCTAATTAATAATCTCGATACCGGTAATTTAAACCTGAATATCCTGAAAGATACGCTTGAAACATTTTCAGGCACTACCTTCTACTATCTCTCTACTAACGATCAACTACAATTTACCTACGGTAAGCTATTTGAAGCAAACGAATTCAGTAATTATCTAAATAGAAGATTTCCAACGATCTTACAGATCGAAAGTGAGAAACTCGCAACGTTACAGAGTATCGGCGGCTTCTTTAAGGCAGATAAACAGGGCATACAAAATTTTATTGCCTTTGATATCGAAGGTTCAATTAATGATCTCGAAAAAAGTAAAATATACGTTTTTCCGGATCCAAATAAGTATGGCAATATTGCCGGATTAAGCAGAACCTTAATTGATAATCCTTTCAGTTACACTGAGATAGTATCTCAATTTAAGAACTCTATAACTAATACAGCCGGGTTTGGTAACGCGATTACCGATTTTATAACCAAGTTTAAGGGATACCAATCTCGATCTGAATCACTAAATCACGATCCTACCGGTATATCGAGAGCTTTTGATAGTTACGATTTCTTCGCGGGTCCCAAGAAAACAATATGGGATAATAACGATGTATTCCCCAAGACTTCGAGTAACTTTCAGCCGATAGGTAGTCGAACAGATTACTTATTATTCACTGACAATCAAACACAGGTACAATTTAGGCAGGATCTACATGGTAATAGTTTTGGATTATATAAAGAGATATATAAGGCAAAGGACCCTGAAAGTATTAGACAGATCGAGTTAGGCCCGACTTCTTATTGTCTTGAGTTAAATGGTAACGAATTCATGACTATATCAGGCGGTACTTGGAACCTACCTGCTTCAGGTATAATAGAGCTCGATACGAATACAGCCGGCTTCACTGGCTTAAGTGTAAGCTATATAGTAAAGGGAGCTAGATTCTTTCCTGAATTAGAATTCTGTAAGGCTGATCTAAGCTTCACTTTCGTAGTCAGCGATAGCTTACTATTTAATGCAACTACTCCGCTAGTAACCCTACGTTCCTATAACTTCGTTGATTACTCGTATGCTTCTGCTTATATCGATAACGATACTACAGAATGCCAGGTATCAGGGGCATATATTTATAGCGCGTTCCCTCTATCAGGATTTGGCTATAATGATTGCGGTCCTTTCTTAAACCGCGGTGAAGATGCTTCGCCGATCATTATTACTAGAGATTACTTTAATCAAAACGTGTATTTAGATAATACGCTTCCCTCAGCCACTACTACGTTCTCATCTGCCTCCGGGCAACTATCAGCAAGTATCTCCTTTCACGATCAGTATAATGTCTACGGTACCATGTACTTCAGAAATGCAGGAGATACCATCGTAGCTCACGCGTCGACTGTACTCAACGATATCTTTACCAAGTACCCGATCGCCGTGGCGAACGAGCTTCGCGTAAAGGTTAAGCACTTTGACGTGGTTAATAATATTCTAATTATAGAGACGGAGAATTATTTAACCTTTAATAAGTTAAAGTATAATATCACCACCGAGAAGTACCTGCCGTTTGGCGGGGAGATAAATTATTTAGTTAGAGGGGATAATAACCAGTATAATCACTTTTCGAACACCTGGTACGATGAAGTAAAGGATTCACTTTATGTTGCAAAAACTAATATACTACCTGCTGCGAGCGCGACCAATTCACGAGCGATTTACTTTGATATATACAAGTATACTGGCGAGAGTATACAGAGAGTATACCCACCGCTTAGCTCCGGTCCTGCAGATATTGGATTCTTCTCGCTATCATCTTTATCCAGCTATTCTCCTGGCAACTACATACCTTTCATTAATTTTACTCTCATCGAAAGACCGGTATTGAGTTATGGATACGATACCGGTAAGTATATATTAAAGTACATTGGCAAAGATCCGTCTAATATGTTCTATGATGTTGAGTTTACTTTTAAACTGAGCTCAACCTTATATAATTTAAGTGCACACGTTTATAAGCCGGATATGTTTTTACACTCTGAAAATTTCGGTAATAGCGCTTATAGCGATATTATATTTACCAAGACATTAACACCTAGCCGCTCTGCAAGCTTTACTGTAGCTAACGACTTCTTAACATTTAATTAGTCTATATATATGCCATTTACACCAATTCAGGAATCAATAGTTTTTACTAAGATCTTTGACGTATACAGTAAAGATCTAACGATAACTATTGATTATAAGGCATATAGTACTAATAATGTTATAGACGGTGGCTTTGTATTGGGATTTTTACCGTATTATAGAGTTGCACCCGACGGGTACACTTTGTCTGCAGGCATGTGCTATAGCTCGGTCTCGGGCGTATCTGGTATTAAAGATGCTCAATTAGGAATCGGCTTCGATTTTAGCGGGCAGTTCTCATTAAGTTCCACCGGTACGGGCGGTACTTCCGCTGCAAACCCTAACACTATATGCCTCAGAGGACCCGCTAATGCGTATAGCTTTATAACTAAGACCGACAATCTTAGCACAGTTACTCATCCGTTCACTTTATATAGTCCAAACAGTGCTACAGCAGAGATTAAGAATGCCCGAATTAGAATAACAGATTTTGGTCGTCAAATAATCGTCGACTTAAAGAATAAATCTGAGGCTAAGTATAATAACTATCTGAATGTTCAGATGGATAGCGCTATGATAGCGTACGAGAGATTCTATGTCGGTTATACTACGAGTTTAAGTAATCAAGTATTCCAAGTACAGAACGTTAATATTAACGGGTATGACGTTACTATAGATTATAACGTATCTGGTGCTTACTATATGGGGTTATCCTCGAGTTCATCTAGCGCATACCCTATATCAGCTATCACTTTAAGTGAAGGCGATGTTATAAACGTAGCCAACTATTTATCCACTACCTCAACACTCTTCTCTACATACAGTAGTCTTGGTGCTCTGATTACTACACAATATGGTCCGGGTATGCCATATGTAGCAGACGATATATACATACAAGTTGAGTATAGTGAGTAATCAATATAATAATACATAATTAAAATATGCCACATGCCGGTACAGCAATACCAAATGACGCCGCAGCACCCATCTCCGTAGGTGCTGCGGCCACCTCTACGCGTAGTTTAAATGCGACGTTACAGGGCAGCGATGTAAGTTCGCTCGCTAGTAGGGAAACAAATAGATCTAATTCAAAGATCTCTGAAATTAACGATTTGTTTGTTCAATATGGTGAAGTTGAAAATTTAACTCCGGGTGAACCGTTTAGTTTTGGTGAGTTTAAAGGCGCTCAGATACTGAAGGCGCTGATCACGTCGACGCCGGAAACCCCATCGAAATACAAAACTCTTAATAATGGGACGATTGTAATCACTATATCGCAAACTTCGTTTGCACAGTTTGCTAGTGCACGTCTGGCCGTCATCACAGTAGGATCTGATCCGGCGGTTACCATAAACCCCGATACACAAACCGTCTTTACTAAATCTGCTTTAAATGCTGGTACCTACTCAGTTACGATTAGAGACAATAAAACCGGAGCGGAAGAAGCCACTACCATCGAGGTACCATACGGCGGAGCGACTGGTAAGAGGGTTAATATTGACGGTACACAAAGATCTTAGTATATGCATACAATTCATAACTGGGCAAGAGGCGTTAATGATAATACCCACTGCGTCATTGGTGTTCGAACTAACCATATAGAGCGCTTTATATACGTCAAGAAGGGCAACAACTCAAATAACGGATTTTTTGATGAAATTTTACAGCGTGAGGTGGAGGTCAATAGTGATAATATCGGTATACTTATGTCATGTGGTCAAACCGTACCTCTACTCGGTGAGGACATAGCTAAATTCTACTCTAAACAATCCCCTGAATTTTTCGAAAAGAGCGAACAGATCTTCACTAGGTGGTATACTGAGGCTAAGCTATACACCGGATTATTTCAGATTGATACGTTTAATCATATATTCGGAACAAATCCGAATGCTTACAGAACCCCGCTAATACTCTGCAAGCATCTAGGCATAGATGATAAGCGAGATATAGAGGGTGAATCAGTTGACGAGACTACTTTAAATCAGTGTCGAGTAGGCTGGATGAAGTTAATACGTGAGCATCGAAATAAGAATCTACAGGAGTTAGATAACCTAGAGAAGGAGACATTGACTAGTTCATTGTCGAGCGATATTGCTGATATAGCTATAATCAAGCAAATGTTTCGAGATGTGCCTCAAGAAGTTGATCTAACCCAATTCAAAACCGTTAAAGCATTAACCTCATTCTGGCCTTCGCTTTTATTGCCTGCCCCGGATTTTGTTTGCAATGAATCTTAACGTCATTAGTACTCACGGCATAGATATAGATTTTGATACAAAACGGTGTAACAGAGCAAAATTAGATACAGGTACACTCTGCAATTATAATTGCGAGTTTTGCTACTATAAGGACCGTCTTGATGTAAATACCCCACTATCGGTAATTAAGGACAGGGTCGATTATCTACACCGATATGGTATTACTGAGGTCGATCTTTCAGGTGGTGAGTCAAGTGTACATAAAGATTGGTTTGAGCTCCTAGATTACTGTAATCAAAGATTTGAACATATTAGCTGTCTTAGTAACGGCTATAAATTTGCTAATGAAGCCTTTCTTAAGAAATCGAAAGAACACGGACTAAAAGAGATACTATTTAGTCTCCATGGATTTAACGAACAGGTACACGATCAGATTACTGATAGAAAGGGTTCTTATATTAAGATACTCCAAGCAATCGACAATGCTAAAAAACATAAAATTATTGTCAGAATAAATTGCACAGTTTATCAAAAGAACTGCGAAGGGTTGGAAGAGTACAGTAAGCTTCTATTATCAATTAAGCCTCTTGAGATTAATTTTCTTACTCTTAACTATTGGGAGGATAATAAAAATTTTGAACAGGCTGACTATTTAACCCTCACAACCCATATTAAGAAGTGTATCGACATTATAAAAGACGATATAAAGACTATTAATGTCCGATATACCCCGTATTGCTATATGATTGGCTACGAAAAGTACGTATGTAATCAGTATCAACACATATACGATAGGTATGATTGGAATAAAGAGATGTATAGTGGTACGCTAGATGTATCTAAAGCGTATACTGAGAATGAGAAGATTTTAATAGCGCATGATGTTGCTGCAAAAGATCGATCAAATGATTATAAAAAGCCTAACAGTTGTATTACCTGTAAATTTTACTATATTTGTGACGGGATTGAAAAGAAGCTAGATGCACCGGTATACCCCGTCTCGGGCAAGAAGATAAGACGAGTTAACTTCTATAGATCCGGTATGTATGATTAAAGTATTAGATGCAAACTATGATATATTTTTATCAGTTACCTGGCCTCCTGACAATAATCACGGAATATGCGGGCATATTTATGAAATTTTTGACTACTACTTCATACTTTCACAGCGATATAAAACTGGCATATTCATAGGAGAAGACTTCACTTGGAGTGAAATTGAGTCAATCATTACTGATAAGTATAATGTAACAAGCAGAGAGGTTAGCGATATAAGGAATAATACTTACTTTGCATCTAGACCAAAAATATTAAAGGGCAAGAATATTCTCTTCGTTGATGGCGGCTTAAATAGAAACTTTCAACACTTCGGTGTAAAACTAATATTCGATAACGTGTTGGCGTTTAAGTGTTCACGTTTAGATACGTTTCATGACCTGCGGTATAATAATATAACCCTATTACAGGATAACCGGGTATATAAATGCACGCCAAAAGATATTAATATTGCAATAGACTACAGGAAAAAAATACTCTTCTCTAAGCTTAAGTCTGCAGTATCAGCAGAGGTCGATACTGCATTACTATACTGTACTAAGAACTGTAGAGCCATATCTGACGAAATCCTTTGTCAGATGTCTCAACTTTACCCTCAATTTAAAAAATTTATAGCTATAACATCATTCCCTGAAGCATACACCGATAAGTTTAAGCATATTACTGAGGTTAGTTTTCTATCTGCACCTGTTTTAGATCTGTTTAGTAAGTTTTCAACATACATATATACTCCGACGACTACAATGTTCGACTGTAGCCCGAGATTTATTGCTGAGTGTAAGCATTACGGTAAAGATGTTATCTATTATAACATCGACGAGGCATATTTAAATATAGACACCGGGTTAAAATATCGAAAGCTTGATATAGACACAGACATTAGTTCGGTATCGCTTCAGAGCGATGATAGCATAATTAATATTATACAGAATGTCTGCTTTAATACATAAGTTTGAGATAATAAAGACTGCTCAATTCCCTGAGTATGATCTGAAAGTCACTTTAAAACCATCATTCAAGTGTAATCACGCATGCTGGTTCTGTAATGAGTATAACAACACGTCTACGCAGTGGTCTGAGGCAGACTGTGCAGCAGTAATTTCTAAACTGTCTCAAATACCCGTGAGCAAAAGGCGGTTGTTTTTCTACTTCTATGGCGGAGAGCCAACGCTAAGCAGATATTGGGAACATTTACACTTTGAACTTATAAAGATATTTTCCGATAGAGAACTCTTCCTACAAACCCAGACAAATTTAAGTATTGCTTATGACCGTTTAGAGGTATTTCTACAAACAGCTACTACCTGTACGGCAAAAATTGACATTTGCAGTAGCTATCATATAGGTAAGCAGTCGGTCGATGAGTTTTCAAAAAAACTGTATCTAAGCAACAAATACAATGCTATGGGGTTGTGCTTCTTTAGTACAGAAATCGGTAGAGAGGATCAATTTCTATCTGAGTTTAATCTTTTAAATAGTAGATTCCCCGGCAAGATAAAGCTGAAATTTACTGAGATAGAAAATTTAACTTTTCTCAACTTACCAGATTATAAGGTGCACCTAACTGATGACTATTTAAGAGGAGATGATAATGGTAAGAGTTTAGAGTATAGATACTTTACCAGAAAATATCCACACTTTAAAGAATATTTCGAAGAAGGCTGGAACTTTAATATTGATGGTACTGTGAAAAACTACAGCGAGGTAAAGGCTAGCAAAATACATACGAAATTTAAACATATGTGGTGTGAGTGTGGCAAAAAGAATATAGTTATTGACCATACTTTACAGGTTTATCACTGTAATGATGACTATAATAAACAAATACGCGGGGCAAACTTAGCCGATATTGATGTTAATGCATTCTTGAAGTCAGATGTAGTTTGCATCAATACTACATGCTATGATGGCCTCGATCACGTAAAATATAGAAAATGAAACTTAGCATTTTAATATTAACCCACAATAGACCAAAGCTGTTTAAGCGGTGTATTGAAAGTATATTAGCCTGCAAAGTGCCGCCCGGTGTCGAAGTCATAGTAAACAACGACTCTAATGATATCGACGAAATTTATAATACTGCAATACCTATATCATATCACTACAAACGAGATAGTGACCTTTCCAATTTATATAGGTTTCTGTTTGATCAGTCCCTATGTGAGTTCGTGTATTTCTTAGAAGATGATGACTACATAAAAAGAAACTTCTTTGATAATTTAGACTTCGAGTCGGATGTTAACTATCTGGAATATGTCTCGGAACCGCTGATAGCTGAGATCGGGCCTTATTGTGCATATAAGCGTGTCACTAAGTCAAACCGACATTTATTTGAAGTGACTGACTTATCGAAATTCCTGAAAGAATATACCCCACGTGACTTTCAACTCGGTCAGATACTGTTCAGAAAATCATTAATTAAGTCGTTTCCGGTCGGTAATAATATTAATAACGACATAGAGCTTTTCCATTCCCTTCAACCGGCAACTATTAAGTATATTATTGGTGAGCGCTGGGTACAGACCACAAGCGGTGGTGATAATATAAGTTTCTATACCTATAATAAAGATGACAGATTTTATCAAGCAATATGACTCCGGTCATAAGGTACAACGACTATATATTCATTGGGATGTAAGTACCCAGTGTAACTTTAAATGTTCATATTGTTATGCGATGAAGGAGTATGGCGATGAGTGGGGCAGGATAGATAGGTGGGATAAGCAGCAACTAGTCATCAACAGTATCGGTAGAGCAACCCTACCAGTGTTCTTGGGTCTCTTAGGCGGAGAGCCTACTCTCCACCCTCGCTACGAGGAGTTAATAGAAGGCTGTCATGCTGCTATTTCTAAACACCCGGACGGTAGATTGTATATTACTACAAATGGATCCAAAGATACGGATTTTTTTAGAAAGCACAAGTACTATAACAACATGTACTTCTTGTGGAGTTTCCATACTGAATACGAATCCAAATACGGAGAAGACTTTAAACGGTTACTGGACAATATTAGAGTTATTAAGGACAAGGGGTTTAGATGTAAGGTGAATGTAATGCTAAATCCAAAAAAGGAATTATGGCCTAAGATTCATAAATTTGTAGATAGTCTTGAAGAGATGAGCGGTATCGAGATACACCCACACTTCCTATATGCTAACGGCGACGTACATGTGCCTGAGAACTATAGCGAAGAATTTTATAATGAGTTTAAACGATTTAACGCATATCCTAACTACTTCACCTTTGAAGATGTTAAGGGCGATAAGGTTATGTACAATGACTACAATCTCTTTAAACGTGAACTAACGGGGTTCAAGGGATGGAGTTGCTGGAATAATAATTACGAGATCTCATACGATGGTGTCGTTCATAGAGTATGCTTTGATCAACCTGTTAATCTTGTAACTGACCCGTTTTACTTTAAAAAGATTACAGCAATTACGCCTGTCAAATGCCCACACGGTAGCTGCAATTGTGACGGCTTGTTAAAGATTTTTAAAGAAAAAGTAGTATTATTGAATAACTCGGAAACTCAATAAGTAATAAGTGATGACAATAGACGACGTTAAGCATGCTGGCGACCCCAATTGTAAGCTGGTTACATTTTCGTGGGACCTTGTTGACGTGTGTAATTACAGGTGCTCGTATTGTAGTGCAGAGCACTTTTTGAAGAAGCAGATTGATACTACTAAGCTGCAGTCGTATAAACAGGTCGTAAAGCAGTTGTCGCTTAACCGCATACCTAAGTTTAACGTTGAGTTGCTAGGCGGGGAACCTACATTGCATCCAGATTTGGTTGAAATTGTAAAGGGACTAAATGCAATTAAAAATTGTCTTAAGATAGAACTTGTTACAAATTTTTCTAGATCATTAGAATATTATCAGCAATTTGATATACCTGAGTGTAATAAGCTGCAAATAACACCCTCTTACCATCCCGAATACTTTAAGCCAGTCTTTATAGATAAGTGTATTGCTATAAAAGATGCAAAGCATATAACTATTTTTCCTAATATAAATCTGTCAGACACTGAGGAGCATTGGGAAGGCACTATCAGTCTCATTAATACCTTAAAAGAGCGAGGTGTTGCAGTTGGGTTTAATTTTCTAATTCCAACGAGAGCAGGCTGGTCTCCTAAATATACTGACAAGTTTTTTGAAACATTTAAAACAGTAATTGCAGAAAATCCTAAAAGTATTACAGGTAATATCCCGTTTAATATCAACGGTAAGATGACTAATTTAAATGAGTATGACATACAAAAACATGGCTTAAGATTTTTTAAGGGTTTTCGATGCACACCGTTAATGTGGTATATAAAGACAGATGGTCGAATAGTAAACCACTGTACTCATACACCTATGACGCCTCTCGGAAGTAATATTGATAAGCAGGTTATTTGCGATGTAGAAACAGGATGCTGCTGTGATATAAAATACTCATACTATAAGGAGAGGTTATAAAGATCGTATCGCTAGGAGAGGAACAGCAACGCTTTAATTTAGAAGTTAGACTTACAACTAAATGTAATTACGACTGCTATTACTGTACCGATCTACATCAAAATAAGAATCCTATTACTCAGCTGAATGCAGATAACGTCTGCTCTATGATCGGCTCAATATCTAAAGTCATTAAGAGACCGATCTACTTATTTATATACGGAGGCGAGCCGACTCTTTACACCCATTTAAACAGTTTCTTGGATAGTGTGCTAGCCTATTGTACTGCTAATAGGATTAATATCTCCATTGATTTTCTAACTAACTTGTCACGATCAGAAGATTGGTTCTCTTCATTTTGCAGCAGATATGCGAAGTATAGTAATATCTTTAAAATATCCTGCAGCTTTCACAACACTCAAACTGAGCTGCCTTTATTTCTTAGAAAGTGTATTATGATTAAGAATCTTAATCTCCTTGGTAAGATTACATTTATGTACAATAGTCGTAAATGTGTTATGGGCAGCTTTAACACAGCTGTTTCTATACTCGGTATAGAGTATTGTGAGATATCTCCGCTTATTGATTGCAAGGTGAACCGTGTTGAGAGTGATGTAGGTGAATTAGCCTACCTGCAAAAAACTGAAGACATTTCTAAATTAGCTATACATAGCCTTTTTTTCGATAAAACTATTAAATACCAAACAGACCCATACACTGTTAGTAGTGTATCAAAATTTGAGCTATGGCTAAATAATAAGACTAACTTTTTAGGTTATAAGTGCAGCGTAGCTAAGGATCGAATAATAATCGATTGGGATGGTAATTGTTACAGATGTATCAGCGAGATATTCTCTTTTGCTAAACCTTTATTCAACATTAATACTCCGTATAATTACGACAATTATTTTACAACAGTTGCAGATGTAATATGTCCATTTAAAAAATGCGTTTTTGATTTAGAGTACAAGAGAGTTGAGGTAAAATGATCCGAGAGTATAAAAACCTAACTGTTGTCGGTGCTGGTACAGCAGGCTACCTAGCGGTTGCATTTTTATGTAAAGCATTTCCAGATAAGAGCATCAGATGGATATACCCGGAGGTTAATAACCCTATAGGTGTAGGCGAAGCAACTGTACCTGACGTACATATTTTTCTAAGAAAAATAGGTATATCGTCAGAAGACATTCTCGATCATTGTAACGGTACTATAAAATTTGGATTTAGATTTGATGAGTTTTCCGGTGTAAGAGATAAGTTTTTCCATGCATTTCCGTCGTATGATGAGCATTGCAGACAGCAACGTGTAACAGCTGGCGTTTTACATCCGGAGAGTAATATAGGATTCCACTTTAATGTTAACCTTCTAACAACTCTAATAGAATCTAAATTGCAGGTTTATAAAAATCTCTCTATTATAAAAAAGGAAGTTAGCTTTAATGATGTGAAGAGTACTGCAGATCTTGTAGTAGATTGTACAGGCCTGTCAAAGACTATTCTCAGAGCAGTAGAGCCTGATAATAACTTTGTATCTATAGAGCAGTTAATTCCTAACAACTCTGCCTACATTTATAGACACCGTTATACTAACTCCCTAAATCAAATACGACCCTATTCAATTGCAACCGCTATGAAATATGGGTGGATATGGAACTTGTTTTTACGAAACGAGATGACATTTGGATATGTGCATTCAGATAATTTCAACGTGCGACAGGAATTTATAGACTTTATAGAGCAATCTACTGTCAGTAAGATAGATGAGAGTAAGATTAAAAAAATTAAGTTCGCAACTGGTAGATGTGAGACACATATAGTTGAAGGAGTGCCGCCAGTTGCTGCCGTAGGTCTATCATCAAGCTTTGTCGAGCCGATGGAAAGTACTAGTCTGTTTATGAGTGTGTTCAGTATTGAGCTATTATGCGACTATATTGAAGAGAAGATTACAGCAGATGAATATAACCGTACGATCAATAAGGAATACAATTCGATAGTTAGTTTTATACTAGCACACTATAAATACGCAAAAAGAAGTAATGAGTATTGGGATCAGTATAAACAGATGGATGTTAACTTATATTCAGAGTCTGCTATATTTGATGAATGGAGTTGGAATAGTTTATTAACAGGGCTAGGTGTAAAGGAACCTAGTCCTAGGAATCTCGTAGAAATAGCAGCACGAGAACTTGATGTCTTGAGGGGTACACCATATCCTATATGGTTAAAAGATTATGGATATAGTTGATCCTATTTTACCAAATACTGTTTTACAGTATTCTATCAAGCAGCAGCTGACGCACATACCGTCAGCTCTATCTATGCTCACTTATGTGGATGTTCTGTTTACAGAGAAGCATGTTGTACCATATAAGCACAAAATCGTTCTAGGTAAGCCATTTGGTTCACAAACCTATTATCTAATCTGGAAAAGACTTAACTATATCAAGCATATAGAGAATCTATCTCCTGGAGTTAAACACGCTGAAATAGACTTTGTTGATTTCGGTGAAGAGACGATGGGGAATGCTCTAGGTGTTGCAAGTGGCATTGCTATGACAACATCTCAGAAAGTGTGGGTCAATCTCTCTGATGCTACATTGCAGATGGGCAGCACTCTAGAGGCTATACAGTATATCGGTCATAAGAAATTGGCAAATATAGTTGTTACTGTAGATTACAACAACCAACAGGTTACAGGTAAAGTGTGCGACATTCTACCTATAGAGCCGGTAATTAACTTCTTTAGCAATAATGGGTGGGCTACTACTGTCGTTGACGGGCATGATTACCTTAAGCTCAATAAAGAGTTTAGAGCTGAATACGGTAAACCGACTGTATTCTTTTGTAAGACTATTAAAGGGTACGGTGTCCCATTTATGGAAGCAGACCCTATAACCTGGCATTATAAAAAAGTAGATGAGAAATACCTTAGACAAATTTCTTAGTAAATACAATAATCCGAATCTGTATTTCTTACATGCAGATATGTGGAGCTTTAAGCGATTTAAGTCGCGGTTTCCAGAGCGTTGTATAAATGTAGGAGTGCAGGAGACGAACCTTGTGAACATTGCTGGTGGGCTAGCTAGTCAAGGTAAGTCAGTTATAGTGTATGGGGTTGCAGGGTTTGTAATACACCGCGGATACGAACAGATAAAGTTCAGTGTTGTAAACTTCGGTAGAAGCGTTACGTTTATTAACGCAGGTGCTAACGGTTGTTATAAAGCCGGCGGTAAGGGTCATATATTAGACGATGACGCGCAACTTATGGCAGCGCTGGGCATACCTCTACATGAACCTCACGATCGTCAATCATTTCTGAGTACGCTTACTAACTGCATCAGAGGAAAGGAACCAAGTCTCATAAGACTCGGTTGGGATAATTGTGAATGGAAAACCTCGCATACTAATAACAGGCAGTAAAGGCTTTTTAGGCTCATCGCTTATACCGGCACTCTCCGCTATCTATACCGTGGTGGAGTATGAAGGCGATGTTAGAGATCGACGTCAATATAGTAATATTGACATGGTCATGCATTTAGCCTCTCCTAGCGATACATTTGAATTTAAAGATATAGAGCGAACAGTTAGCACTATTGTTATAGGTACAGACAATCTATTGAATATTGCAATAGAGAATCATGCTACATTTATATTTGCTAGTACGGAGGGAGTTAATAAGATTACAAATCTTTATGAATCGTGTAAGTTCGCTATGGAGGTTTACATTAAAAAGCGTTACAATAAGTATATGATATTACGAATACCGCGAGTGTATGGTACCCATAGAACAAAGGGTTTAATGCGTAAAATACGACAAAATTTAGTGAGTGACAGTGATATGTCTAATATTATAAGTTATATTACTATTGATAGTTTCATTAGTCAAACAATAAACAGTTTACACAGTATTGAGTCCACTATAGACTATACATCGTTGCAGTCAAACTCTATCAGAGATATAAAGGAGTTATTTTGCTGACATATGAAAAAAGTACTAATAACAGGTGGATTAGGTTTTATAGGCGCCTCCTTACTCAAAAAGCTACTGACAGAGGGTACTGACTATATTACAATATTAGATAATATAGGGCATCGTAGTAAGTTGATATCACAGACATTAATGGAGACGTCCCACGCTCGTAATCGGTATAAGATTATTAAAGTCGACCTGTCTAAAACGTCTGCTACAACCCTCAATTCTTTTTTTAAAGATCAAGATACTATATATCACTTTGCATCAACAGTAGGAGTTAGAACTGTAGACAATAACCCAAATCATGCAATTAAAAGCATACTCAATATAAATGCAAATGTATTCGAGGCAGCTGCCAAGTCTAATAAGAGGATTATATACACCAGTACGAGTGAGATATATGGTAGTTCAACTAATTGTGTGGAGTCTGACAATCTTACAATTGGAACCTCCAGAACAAGTAGATGGTGTTACTCGTCATGTAAACTGACATCGGAATTTCTTTTAAGGAGTTACGATACCCCGTCTATAATAGTAAGACCATTTAATGTGACAGGGTACGGTCAATGCAGTAAGGGCGGCGCTGTTTTACCGAATTTTATTGAAGCCTCACTACGTAATAAGCCGATTGAGGTATACGGCACCGGTGAACAGTCTAGATCGTTTTGCGATGTTAGAGACACTATTAATGCATTGTATATTCTTAGTTGTACGGAGTCATGTTACGGGAATATATACAACATAGGCAACCCCAATAACATTACAACGATTAATCAATTAGCAAATAGCGTTTTAAAGGCTGTAAATAGTAAATCAGAAATTGTATATTCTGATCTGAGTAATTCATTTAAAAACGACTTTATTGATATAGGTTACAGAATACCTAATATTCTGGAACTTAGAAAATATTACACACCAACAATTTCTATGCAGGAAATTATAAACAGCGGTGTATCTTTCTATACGTGAAAAATATTTTAATTATAACAGCTCATCTGGATGATATGGAAATTGGTATGGGCGGTACTGTAGCCAAGCTTAAACAGCAAGGTCATAAGATTCGACTGCTAACGTTCTGTAAAGGTAATCGACCAGGGCATGAACATGTTGCAGGAAGCAGACAGGTGGCCGCAAAAAAAAACTGTAATATACTAAACATAGATGATTTTATAAGATTAGATTACTCCGACGTTTCACTCGATACTGTCCCGTTTGCTGATATACGGTCACACATTGATAGTGAGATACGTTCATATAAACCTGAAGTTATCTATTCGCACTATCAGTACGATATACACAGAGACCATAGAATCGTATATGAAGCTGTTAGAGTTACTACTAGACCGAGATATAATAGCTCTATAAAGGAATTACTCTGTTTTTCGATTCCCGGTAGTACCGAATGGGGTAAGTCATTAGAGGAGTTCACGACCTTTAATGATATTACATCAGTACATAATATAAAACTTCGATGTATTAAAAACTACGATACAGAATTAAGAGAGTCACCTGACCCTATAAGTATAGACATGATTGCTCACCGCGACAGTTATATCGGAAGTCTGTGTGGATACGATAAAGCAGAATGCTTTAAACCTATATTTACAATTTCGTGAAACAAGTACTAATGATTCATGAAATGAAGGAAGAGTTTTTAAAACTTCCTCTGCAGAATTATATACTTACCTTTGATGATGGATTGTATACTCAGTATAAGTTTCGAAACGAATTACTAAAAATAAACACACCAAAGATCTTTTTTATATCAACTAACATTGTCGCGTTAGAAGATACCCAACAGAACTCTGACTGCGTTTCGTGCACTGATGCGCATGATCGATTCTTTAGCGTAGGCGATGTCAGTAATTATATGAACTGGGAACAGATTAGATCGTTATATAATTCTCCTCAATGTTTTATTGGTGGTCATGGTCATAATCATCTCCAACTACGGAAGAATACATTAATGGTTGAAAAGATTCGTATGTATCTATCGGATACCGTAAATATGATTAATACATTTGAGCTACAACTAGGCAGTGTACCTGATAGGTTTTGTTTCCCGTATAATTACGCAGATGAGCTCTATATGAGAATCCTACAGGGCAATGGTATATCAAAATTTTATTCGAAGAAGAGAATTCCTGTAGAGTGGCTATGAAAATATCAGCAGTAACCGTATGTATAGACTATAGCGATTACCTAGAGAAGACACTACCTAATAGAGATCTACTAGACGATTGGATTATCGTTACTCATCAGTCTGATAAAAAGACAATACAATTATGTGAGAAAAATCAGCTACAATATATTCTATCTAGAGACATATATTATAACGGCGCAAACTTTGCAAAAGGTAAAGCAGTTAATGAGGGGATACAAAGACTGAAAGACACGGGGTGGATACTACAGTTAGATAGTGATATTTTATTACCAGTTAATTACAGAGATAAACTAGTTAACTTACATAAAGATATTTTATATGGATGTAGTAGAACGTTAGTAGACGGTACTAGCGTTAATGATTATGTAGAACATGGATTCGAGGGCAGAACGGCGTTAGGATTCTTTCAGCTGTGGTGGTTAGATACCTGTAAGATATACCCCGAGATTGGAAAATGCGCGAGTGATGATGATCTCGTACATTTGAAAAACTTTGCAGATGTAGTACTGCTACCATTAAAAGTAACTGACGTATCGGGAGTATTTTTGCAGAACCATTATGGTAGGGGTGCGATCGGTAAATCGCGCCATCGATGTCATTATCTAACTAAACCGTGAGCTGTTAAACTACTCAGTAATAAATTAAATGCTGCAATTGTATCACTTAGTGTTGATCCGCCGACTAACGGTGACGGTGCAGTCTGTCTGCCTGTTAGTAACTGTGCGTTATTACCATCGAAGTAACCTGTAGCTGTTGTAGTGTTATTCGACGATATGGTACCATTAACAGTAAACGTGGCATCATTACTACCTGTGATAGGAACGGTTAGTATCACAGTCTCAGTGGTTCCACGCACAGGATCGGTAATATTAAATGTCTCTGTTTGAAAATTATTAACACTAAGTCTACGACCGATATGCGTACCAGAGGCAGAGTAGAATACGGCCTGAGTGTGGCCTGATGTACCTGCTCGTCCGTATACGACAGGGTATACGGACGAGCTAATATTAGCTCCTTGACCACCGTTCCAGACAAAAGTACCACTATGATAACCAACGGCCGAGGCGCCGAGTACTATGGACAGATTACCTACTGCTCTAGATTCAAGACCGGTAATAAAGGTTCCCTGGCCAATTGCTTGATTAGCCCAACCTAATGCGCATGAATACTGACCGGTTGCAATCGAATTACCGCCACCTACAAGACAGTTTGCATCGTACGCGGATGTAGCCTCACCGATAGAAATACTAACCTTTTCCGCAGAAACAAAACACTCATTAGTACCGAATATATTGCCACCGAATAAACGATTTACTCCTCCCGTTGTCTGGTACCTAGGGTTTACTGTAACCGTACCATCAGTCGTAATATTGTTAGCTGATAATGAGCCATCACTATCGACTATAAAATTTTCAACACCAAATGCACTGCAGATGATATGCGGGAGCTGCATGCCCGGACCTGAATTAGTATTTATTCTTAGTGAACCTATATTAGCAGCAGCACCACCTTGATTCAATATCCTAAGTGAGCTCAATAAGCCGTAGCCAGAACTTCCACCATCCTGTAAGCACGCTATTGCCAGAGTATTACCACCTGTGAGGCCATTAAGTTGAGTGTTCGTATAGGATGTGAGATAGTTTAAAGTTGTTAGCGTTATTGCCGAGGTCGGCCAAGTTGTCGTCTTCGGACCATATAACTGATATGATGAAAGAGACGCTATATTAAAAAAGAAATCGCCCGATATACCGTCAGTGACAGTAGGCGCTGCATACCCATGCTTTAGCCCGGGGGGTGTAATGCCCGAAACTCCTAGGCATAATGCCCTAATGGCAGAAATATTAAGAGCGAACGTAGATGTGCTTGTTGCCATATTATATTACAATTCGTAATTACTTATGCCAGTATATATTTTTATCAATTGTAGATAACAAAATCAGTCAACTAAGTATTAGATCTCCCAAGGAAAGACGATCCACTGGTCAGACGGCGCTACGTAACCGCATATTACATCAGGAAATATTAGCTGCTTTTTATAAACAACAGATACAAAGATCGCCTCTGTTGTAGGGTAGTTAGCGGTGAGCCAATCTCGTACAAAACTGAAGGTAGTTCCTGAATCGACAATGTCGTCAACTATCAGTACTCTCTTACACTTATCTGTTAGTACTGGTTCCTGTAGAAAATTTAGCTTGCCTCTGGTGTTGTCGTCAGTATAGGACTTGGCTACGAGAGATATTACTTTACTAACACCTAGTCTATGAGAAATATAGACACTAGGTACATAGCCGCCTCTACCTAATCCAATTATAGTATCAAACTTGTAGCCTCTCACGGATTCACAGATCTTATCTACATACTGTAAAAACGTCTCGTGAGTGATAATATGTTTCGATTGAGCCTGCATTTATTACAATAATACTAATCAGATTACATATCAACGTAGGCGGTCTTGCCTAAGTTCTTACTCAATATTTTAATCTTTTCTATAGCTATTTCTCTCTGCTTCGGCGGAAGTTTCTTTGCTTCCAAGTACAAATCAATAATGAGATCTGCGGTGATAGTCATTACTGATTTATTTTGGTTATTACTAGGCATGCTATAATAGCCGTGAGAGCTGCGTCTGTTTTGTTGTTTCGAAAGCTATCTGGTTAGTCATAGAAGTATTAGCCATTTCTAGAGCGCTTAAGCTGTATATTAAACCTCTGCAATGATCTCCTAGGGTAACGTTAAGAGGTGTTTCGTTTAGATAGCTACAGACGAACCGGAAGGTCTGATCATTTAGATAGAAATCATATCGATCTTTGGTATAAGTCTGGGTAGAGGGGGAAGTTCGAGTCGCGGATAATATCATTGGACCGTTTGCATATACATCAATAGTCTCAAAAGCACTTGCAGGTAGTAAGTTCGGGTTAGCACCCGGGTTGGCTGATATACTCTGAGATATGCTCCATTGACTTAAATTGCCGTAAAGCTTCTGCCTAATTCCAAAGGATGAGACTGGCGGCGCTACCGAAACATAACCAGTCACTGCAGTTGTTACACTATAATATATTGGAGAAGAGGTGACTGTAGCGGTTAAAAATCTCGCTCTATCAGCGATCCAGCCGCCTGTAGTAGAGTTATATATTTCATTCGTCCAACTGGTTAATGTTTTACCTGCACCGTACGTATCAGATAAAAACTCATTAATCTCCGTACGGATACCCGAAGTAATAAGAGTGAAGTTGCTAATACTATTACGTAGAGCAGCAATAGTAGGGGCACTGGTATTAAAATCCTGTAGTACGGTCGGCATATAAATAATTATCAATACCGGTGCAGGATTTCAACGGCTGATGTATTTTGTAGCCTACTTTTTATTCTCCCCGCTTCCACTCATCTCCCGAGTCATCACCTTCAGGCTCGGCTCCGCCCTCTGTGTCACTCGTACTGAGTCCGCGTATATAATCGTTATATTCGACATTACTGTCTCTAATCAGACGAGCCATAATTCTACTTGCACCTCCGCCAGCCGCCATTACTTCCTTAATCTCATCTATCGGTAGACGTAAAAACTTACGAAATATAAACGGTACCAATCTTTGATTATTATCGTCCGCTGGTATAAACCGTTTAAATAGTAGATAAGCTTGAGGACCTGATAAAAACTCAACCGTTTCGTCGCTTAGAGTTTGCTTATCAAGTACTTCTTGAGGAGCAATATCCATAGAGAAATAATCAAAAATACACTTTACAATCTCATGAATGAGATAGGGTAGATTAGCACCTGAAGCTTTAATCGTTCTGCTGCCGTCTCTATTAGTAATTACCTGGCAAGATCCCTGAAGTCCGCCTTCAGGTACATCATCCGGATTATCTGGCATTACACTATCGGGAGTTGCGTAATAGAGCACGTGAATATATGCACAAGAGACTCCGTAGAGATTTATTAAATTAGGGTTAATCTCATCTAGATCTGTCTTTAGCATGTTAAACAGATAGAACTTATTAACCGCGTTACCTTGAAATAATACCCGTGCGAGTTTTCTTCTAAGAAACGGCTCGTCTATTTCCGTCGCCATCTGTTGATCTAATTTTTCAGTGTCAGACAGTTCGTCAGGATTATCCGGTTGATCATTAATTTCTAATTGCGTAATAACGTCGCTAAGATCCTCTTGAGCATTTTTAAGAGTCGGCTTATCAGCGCCTAGACTAAGATCGAACTTCAGAGCACCTTCCTCAACTTCCTTTTTAGCGAGCTCAAATTCAGGAAGAGACAATACCTCTTTTAGAGCCAACGCAGTTAATTTCTTCTCATTGCCTCGCTCAAACGTAGCAATTTGCTGCAAAGCGTTTATTACACCTGACATTACATCCGGTAACCGCATCTGCGCTGCAGGTCTACCAGAATACTTCTCAAGCTTTGCAATTACATCTTCGTAGCTCTTTGTAGTTAACATTTCTAGGTAGCTTTGCGTAGCAGGGGCAAGATTAGGAAGAATGGGGTCAAGCTCCGGCGCACCTTGCTCTATATTGCGCTTTTTCTCGGGATCAAAAAGATGGCCAGCGTTACCCGTTTCCACAGCCTCTCTAGTTAGTTTCTTAGCCATAACTTATTTTTTTTGTCTTTTTGCCCAAAATTTTGCAACTCGTGGGTTCATACCCTCTTCGTTTTCTTCGAGTGCGTTCGGTTTCGGGTAATGACCCGGCTTAGGTCTCCAAGGAGGAACCGGGCGCGGTATTTTAGACGGCCTACCGGGTATAGTGCTAGGACCAGGCCTCGTACTTGGTTTTGTAGGTGCAGGTGCAGGTTGCGTAGCCTGCTCCAATACTCGTCTAAATAGCTTTTTAAATTTCATGTAATTATTTATGCGTTAGGGTGTGCTAGATATTTCATAAATAGCTCTTTACCGTTACTGGTAAGTTTGCTATAAGCTTTCTTTAATTTTGTCGTATATTCTGGTTCTTTACCCTCGTCCTTAATCATATTAGCCAAGTATGTATACGCAGTACTTGATGGAGTTAACACCATAGGATTTTCTTCGGGAACCGTCACTAAAAGAAAGGCTTTAGTAGTTTTTACATCTTTATATACTTCAACAGTTATAGTAGTCATTTTTCCTTTCGGTTTGATAAGCTTAGTAGGTATCAACTCTCTAAATGATTGCATACCTATAGCTGCTCCGGCCCGATATGTATCCCCTAGAAAGTCTTGTATACCTGTAAATTTATCTCCAGCACTACGCGTAATTACCAGAGACCCTAAATTATTTATAACGGTAGATTCACCAGGATAATAACTAGATGCATTCCTTATTAGCCTCAAACCTGCTGCAACCGACATACTTTGTGCAATAATATCATGATAACTGTCTAGAGCCGATTGTATTTTAATTAAAATATCACTGGTAGATATTGCACGAGAATCAAATGTTAACTCTCTAACTGGAATACGTCCATTTCTATCAAACATAAAGCCATTTGGCAGGTTTATTTTTAATTTATCTACTATTGGCCGCCGTAAGCTAGTCATACTAGACGTTACCGTTATATACAAATCTGGGAATTCAGCAGTACCTACACTCTTAGCTAGGAGTTGTTTACCTTCTAATCGAATTCTGCCTGCGGTAAACCGTAAGCCAGAATTACTCGTTAGAAATTGTTTCAAACCTTTTACTGTATATGATGCCCCGGCTGCCATTAATTCCTCGGTCAGAGGTGATAGGTACTTATAACTGTAAATATTAACATTTACAGTGCTATATAATCTATTAAAAAATATTACTAGAGCATATTGCTTAGCATTATTATAACCTATGATTTTACCGGGGTGATGTGCACCGTACTTTTGCATTCCCACCTTATCGATCATATTATAAGGTATATTAATATATACAAGCCCATCAGGGTATTTTGTCTTTAAGTCAGTATCCTCAGGAGCATTTTGAAAACTAACAACATCAAATGCGTCTGCCTGACGGGTAGTCAGGCGACTGTCTAATACCGTATTTAAGATAGCCTTCGTTAGCCCATGCCACGATTCATTGACTAACGAATCTGCAGGGTAAACGTTTTCACAAAAATTAGCTAATACATTTAATCCGGTAGTAATCATATAGACTTATTTAGATAGTAAAGCACCAATACTTGTAAAACTGTAAACATTTCGTCATATATAGCTTTATCGGCAGGATCTGTTAAGGTATCAGGGTCGATAGGGACTTTAATATTAGATTGAAGTATATGATATATAAGTGGCGTAAACCCATCTGTGCCGCTGCTCTTTATTAATTTACCGTAAATATACTTACGCGAGGTAGGTAATCTCTCGATAATAATCGGTTCATTAACTACAGCCAATTCCCCTATAGCTGTTACTATAGGTAAACCGTCTGAATCGATTTCTAGTGTATAATGATTAATATTGTGGCTATATAGAGCTACAATATTTCTTATTAATCCCTGTTGATTTTTTGCTCGAAGTTCACTAATAACCTCTCTTAAACTTAGAACCCTGTTCCCGCTCGGTGTGGTAAATAGTTTACCGCCATTGTAATTTGAATCGCTGTTAGGGTTACCCGTATACACATTATACGCTCTGCTTTTAATATAAGAGTCCCGATAGTCTCTACTGAGGTTTAAAAACCTATCAATAGGTAATGGTAGATTAGGGTTTGCCATATACCACCGGTATACATACGGATCCTTTTTTGTTTTTTCAGAAGGTAGATATATGTAATTCTTACCCACAAGCGCCTCATTTGATCGTTCAGCTGGATGCATCTCATCATACGGGAGCTGTGGGTGGTTACGTAGAATTGGATAAAGGTCGTAAATAAAATCCCACGTAGTAATTCCATTAGACGGTGGAGTCGAACTATTTTTCATATCCGTGATAAAAGGGTGATCAGGATACATTTGTCTCGGTTGTACTACACTGATACACCAGGGATCGGTTACAGGGCGATTTGAGTCAATTATAAAATAGAACGATCGGGTGTCACCGCTCCCCTCCCTTCTGTAAGAATAATAATGAGTTTCAGGGAAAGTAACACACCAACCGAACGGATGCTTTCCTTGACTGGTTCTCTGAGGTGGGAGTAGATTATCGTATACTGCCTTAAAGGCGGGTATTTCAAAAATGACTTGCCGTATGGCCATACACTTGTTATGAGTTTCAGCCCTATAAACTTTAATTCCTCCTTCATCTATAATAAGAGATACTCCACCAGGTATTTTGGTAAGACTTTCCGGCAGATCGGTAGGAAAGGCATTATCATATATTAATTCAAGTAACGCCGACCACCCATTTCCTCCATTTTTAGCGATAAGATTATCTATATCACGCGAACCATCTGTATTCGATATAACTGACTGACCGGTGTTATCATTAGCATTAAGTAGTTCGCTATATTTATTAACGACATATGCAATCGTGTCGCGTGTAACACTAGGATTCTTGGCAAGAAAATGAGCTATTAAACTCTCTGTCTTCCCGGGCGAAAATTCAAGTAAAATTTTACTGGTATCAGGTGCAAATTTATCGCATAATTCGTTTAAATTCATCGGTATGATCCTATTTATTTTTTGCATTAATACTAGTAACGGTATTAGTTGAGTAGTCTACGGTAAAGATCCAGTTGAATGATAGAGCAGAAGCCGGTAACTCTGTAAAGCTAATAGTAGTTGCAAGGTTAGCTGCCGGCTCGATAGTCTCAGAATCAATAACGCCTTCCTCACCCTCAGCACCTATTACTAAGTAATCTAGGGTAAACTCGCCCACCTCTTCCAGCGTTAGTAACATCCGTTGTATGCCCCAGCTACTTACTTCAAATTCAATTTTATACGACATCATTACCCGCGACTGATTTTCAACAATTACATCATATACATCCTCCGGTATATTTATTAACTTAATGTATACTTGCCTTGCGGGTACATCTACAGAATATAGTTTATCTACGTGAGATTCAGTTAATATTCCTGTCGGCTGACGTAGTGTGTCAAATATTTGTTCATCAGTGTATCTCATAAAGTTATTCTTTTAATTTACCCTTTACCATATTATAAATCAAATCATTTACCTCGTGAACATTAGTTAAATTATTTTGACTAATTGCACTTCTTAGGCTATTAATATATGTAGATAAACTTTCAGGGCTCTGGTGTTTATATAATAGATAAAAAGTCCTCTCATTGAATGGTAAGCCATGCTTTTTGAAAAGATGCTTAACAATTCTATAAGCATACCGATCAGCAGTATTTTCTATTTTAAGTAGCAATCGTGCACCAACCCTGGGGTCACCATTACCAAAATATACAGCCTCCGCAAATTCTTCACCATGTTTAGTGTATTGGTATTGATGAGCGATCTCGTGAAAGATTACATAGAATAGCTGCTGAATAGTATCGCTAAGAGTCGAACTATTAACTATGCATGCGGTCGTCAGACTAATGCCTAAAGCACCTCGGAGTTTTTCAAACCTAATACTCGGACAACCGGAACGCTCTATTATTGACATTACGTCTCCGAGCAGTTCAGGTGATACTTCGCTCTCCTTTGCCAAGTCAATCCACTCGATAAATCTCTCTAGCCCTTGTACCTTTTCCCCCTCGACTCGACGAGCTTCGTTGTACAGCCTCCATATATTCTTTTGCTCGGTGAGCATATATACAGTTATTTATAGATAGCCTTACCGAAAAATCGATAATATGCATTAAGTACTTTTATGAGTTTAAATCTATCTCAGTTAAATGTCGGGAAGGTTAATCAGCCCGCCTTATCGGAGCCATCGGCGTATGTACCAATCTTAGCTGGTAACACGGAATTCCCACAAATTACCGTTATTCGTCCTGATATAATCCCTTACAACGAATATTACGATCGGCATGCTTTATTGACGTACCAGGTAAATTCACCAATCGGTGCTCCCTATATGGCCAACGGTCAGGTCGGAGTTAGCACATCAGCATCCGTTATTCTTGCAGCTCGATCTACTCGTAAAACTGTAATAATTAGAAATAATGATACTGCCAGCACTACAATGACAGTAGGTGTAAGTGCCCCTACTTTTACTATAAATAGTGGGATGGTTCTCTCAGGCGGGCAGAGTATTACGCTTGATTTTACCGGTGCGATTATGGCTATATCTCCAGGTAGTGTAATTGCTAGCTATATAGAAACCTATTATTAATTTGACATTATACAAAAATAAATAGTAATCGAAGTATAAATAATTACATATATGACTAATAACGAGCGCGCGACACTTACAGAAGCCTACACCAAGGTGATTGGTAAGGTTATATCCGAAAATATGCCACCTACTGAGATTACTGGTGGTGCAGCGGGACTTGCGACCAAGGGCCCTGATATTTTTAAGAAGCCTAAATCTACAAGTGGCGCCACGAAAGACGCTGAAGCGGGGGTAGGCGACTATTATCTTAAAGGCTTCGCCAAAGAATCTCACGGTGACGTAGGTACCAAAGTTTCTGCTGCATTACTTAATTTCCTTACTGCTCAGCCGAACAGTGTATTTCCGGGTGACCGCGAAGCAATGAAGGCTGAGATCGCTAAGATTCTTGTCAGAATCGGTATGGGTAAGACTAATGCAGGCTTTACTGCACGGGTGCTTCAGCGGGTACTTCTCGACAATGACATCATCAAAGATGAGATGGGCATGAGCAAGACTTCAGGCCACAGATCAATTAGAGTAGCTAAAGAGCTCAATGCTAATGCCATTGACGACATACTCGCTTAATTTAATATAAAGGACAAAAAAAACTAGAACTGTAATAAGTTCTAGTTTTTTTTTTGTGTCTCTTATTAAGTATTAGTACGTGAATACCGACTGCAAATTAATTTGGGAGTCATACAAACTGCTTACTGAGCTCGCAGTATCAAAAGCAAACGTTCAGCGCTTAATCACCAAGTACGGTGTTGATGAGCCTGCAGCGCGATCCCTCATTAACCGCTTCAACGAGGTCGAAGGAACTTTAGCAAAGAAAGATATATTTACCTACGACAACATAGAAGAGCTAGAAGCTGCAATAGGAGCAGTAACAACGGAACGCGAGAAGGTAACTAAGGGAGCTATTAATGTTTTCGAGAACGACAAAGCCATAGTGCTACTTATTAGAACAAAGGAGGCTTCAATTAAGCACGGTAGAAAGGCTAAATGGTGTGTCTCTTATGATGATAGTAAGGATAATTTAGGAAACATTATTGATGATAATGGTGATGGTAATCAGTTTTATACCTATGTAAATAATGATTTTACTATATACTTCGTGCTGCCGAAAACCGGTATCGAGAAGTTTGCAATTCTAAAGAGTAAGGATGGCGAGTACGGAGAGATAAAAGATAAAGATAACAAAGATGCAGATATCCAAAAGATATTATCATTATATAGCTTACCGGAAAGGATTTTCCAATCCGTTCCCTATACTAAGCAGGAAATGTCGGTCTTCGCTCTATCGTCACCTTATACTGCATATGATTACGCTGTAAACGTCATTCAGGGTAGATGGCCTGAAGGTGAACATTTGATAAGTACACATTCGGTACTTGCACATGATTATGCTCGAGACATCATTGGAGATAGATGGCCTGAAGCAGAGCTTACCATAATAAAGCGTCCAGCAGAAGCAGTAGACTACGCTATAGAAATGATTGGAGGTAGATGGCCGGAAGCAGAGTCTACGATAATGACAAATGGTTATGCCGCAGGACGTTATGCTAGTTCGCTTCTTAATGGTGTGTGGCCGGAGGCAGAAGCGCTATTAAGAAAAGATCCTGTACAGTACCAGAATTACCAAGCCGGTCTAAGAAACTCGCAGAATCTATAAATATACACGTACATGTCCGATAAACATCTCATATTTGAACAGTATCTACTGGTAAGGGAGAATCAGTCGGAGAACGACAGTTCGCTCATAAAACAGATATATGCTGATTTAAATATCAACACTTTCTTTACCGCAACATACGGTACCGGAGTTGCAGCCTTAATCAGACCCGTGAATGAACTGTTGTCTAATTCTAATGCATCTCTCAATAAAACTGAAGTAATTCTATTAATAATAGCGTCACTTGCATATGTGACCCGGCAGCCTGACTATAAAAAACTGGTAGCATTAGTCAAGGAAAAACAGTTATTTCAGTATCTAAAGAGATGTGTGACATTTATAAAGGTGGTAAGACGCCTGGTAAAGAATGCTGCAGGTGTAGGCGTAGATCTGTCTAATGTATTAGGCTACACCGTGTTAATGGTACCTGTAGTTAATACTATTACTAGTTATATCGCCAAGTCCGGTATAGGGCTAGACAACATAACTGATCTACTCAAAGGTGTAGTGGGCGCAGCCCTGGTCTTTGCATTAAAGAATATTCTGAGTAGAGTCAATTTTCCTCCTTCACGTACGCCAATCTGATCATCAGGGTACTCTGAGGAGTACCTTTAGCGCCGCGATAGGTACTAGCATATATCGGTTCAACACCGGTATAGTCTTCAATAATTTTATTAATATTATTCGTCATATTTTCTGCTTTAGCGAGAAAATTTTTAGTTCCGCCTAGACCAAGGTCGGTCGATATGCTATAATGTTTTCTAGTGTTCTTCTGCGATAATTTTAGATTTTTTATATCGAAATCCGCAACCATTTTTTTATACTGATCAGCTGATAAATCACGCTTAAGGAAATTTATATGTTTAGGTATTTTATCACTACCCCGACTATTATAAGGTAATGTAACTAGCATTACCCCACCAGTACTCAGGTAGTCATCCCACATCGTACTTATCTCAGTAAACTTTATTGGATCAATTATGGAAGTATAGTCTAAGTCAATTATGTCAATTGATTTGCGTAGTAACGAAAAGGAGTTTGACTGCTGATTATTATTATTTAAAGAGTACCATTTAATTTGGTCTATATCTAGAATATAATTCCAAAAATGCTTATGAGGCATCATTACCTTAGAGCCTGGGTGGTTTTTTATAAAACTCGCACCTTCTTTAAGCTTGAATTTTTTTGATGCTCTTTCAAACACCCATATAGTCACCGGTTTTTGGAGTTGATTAATATATTCTCTTTCGAAACCATATTGATAAGGAAACGATGCTATATTAATATTCTCGCGCCCTCTCGATTTAGATAAATGTTTAAAAGTTTTAATCAGGCTCTCAAACTCTTTCTTTCTATTAGTAATCTTACCAGGGTATAATGAAAACCCCTTACTACCGTCCGGGGGAGTAATCATAGGTTTTAACAGCGGATTGTCTCTGGTCGCCTCTAAATAAAACGTCTTAAAATTATCCATAGGGATTATTGTAGAAGTATTTATATAGATTCTAGTTTTTTTGCTATAGCAGTCTTAAACTCCGGCCCAGGATGTACCTCACTGTTTCACCGCTTCACCTATATCTCTGACCATATCATCCTCTCGATGTTCGTCTGAAACATCAGGGTCATAGCGATACGGTTGTTTCAGCATAGCAGGAGTCTTTAGAGCTAGACGACCCACTCCGACCGTCCGCTTTTTATCCTGTCGCTTTTTATCCTGTGACTTTTTGTTACGAGCACTTCTCTCATCAGCCACAAACTGCATAATCTTCTTTCTCTCGACCGCGATGATTTTACGAGCTTCAGGTGGAACCGGTAGACCGGTTATGTCAACGTAATTCTGTTGTAAGGCTCTAAACTCACGCAAAGTATTTCGGGCGCCTCCTCGCTGTACTCCTTCAGCACTAAAAGCCCTCCTAACCCACTCGGGGCTATTGAATGATGCTAAGCTAGTCTGACGATGTAATAGGTCTGCAAGGTGGGAGTGGGCATCGGTCCATTCACCACCTCGAGTTGATGCTAAAATAGACCCTATTGGTGCACCCGGCTGAGAGTATATAGGCCAAAAAACTGCATGAGATTGTGTGAGATCAATATAAGTGCCGTCGCCGATCTTAGTCAGTTTACTAAGATCGGGTATACCAGTTTGAACGACTTCATCAAATTCAAAGTCTAAGCCTGCCCATAGACTCTTTACCCACTTAGTACTTGGAATGGCGGTCGGGAGGGTGAGAGCAGATGCCGCTACATTCAACCCGATCATACCCCTCGTCAATGCGCTAAGAAACCCGCGACGTGAATAAGCCTCACATTGAAGATAGAATCGGGCGTAAGACAGCATATATAGTATTTATACAAAAAAATTACTAAAAAAAAATTTTTTACAAGAAAGCCATTATAGCATTTTGTCAGGAAAATCGCTAAAAAATTTTTACGGGAAAGCCATTATAGCATTTTGTCAGGAAAATCGCTAAAAAATTTGGCCATGGGCTCTCTACGCAAAAAAAAAGGCTTTCTATATAGTACAAATTTCCGTACTTAGGGTCTCTATCCCACGCGCTTTCTAGGAACCCTCTTGGTTTCTAGACCCTACTACCCTCTGCAGGAGGATATCGGCATAGATTCGTAGAGGGATATATATATTAAAAAACTTTTTATTAATAGTTCACTCTCGAATGCCCCTTTATAATTTAATATTAATTATATATCCTTCCGCAGGACGTTATAGTATATTGACATTTGATATGCACCCTATAAGGAACTATTAATAAAAGTTTATTCATTCTGTTAGCCCTTATGACATTCCCTCTTGATAACCCTCTCGAATTCTCTCGATTGTTCCCTCTTAATATATTATTATATATATTATTAAGAATGAATCTTAATAAAGAAAACAAAAAGAAAAAACAAAATGAAAAAAGAAATAAGAAAAGAATTAGGTTACGATATGGCAACTAAGAAGGTACATCTTAGTGAGGTAATGCACTCGGTATTGGATCAGGTAATATTAGAGAAAAATGGAGAGCACGAGGGAGGGGGGATGCTAAGTGAACTGATTAATACAATGATGATGGATATGAAGATGGACTGCGAAGAGATAAGAGCCGCGAGAACGAGATTGCTACAAGAGATGGTAGATGGAAGTGGCATAACGTATATGGGCCCGTTAATGAAAAAATTAAAAGATGAGGAAGTTGATTACTTATATGTAACATATAATGCTACATATGGGGTCCCCGAAATGGATATTATTATTAGACTTTAATAATAATAATAATAAGGTACCCAGCTTGGAAACGAGCTGGGTATTTTATTTTGTTTTTTATATTGACATTTGATCTGCACCACATAAGGAATTAAATTAAATATTGTAATCCCTCTTAATATCCTTATGGAATTCTCTTGACTGTTCCCTCTCAATATATTATTATATATATTATTAAGAATGAATCTTAATAAAGAAATAAAAGAAAGAAAAAACAAAATGAAAATAAAAAATGGATGGCTAATAGTGAAGGGAAAGTTTAAGTGCGAAGGCTTCTATGGAGGAGATGGATACCCGATTAAGTCTATAAAACTAAAAGGCATAGTGGGTGAGGTGCACGGCAGTGACTGGGTATATAATATTAAAGAGGAAGTTTTATTAAGTGGCGGTAGGAAGTTAATTAAGATTAAAGAGTGAGTTAAATAAAAAGGAAGACAAAATGAAAATTGATAACGAACAAGATGACTGCACTTCGTGCGGCTCAACGAAGAACGTAGATGTGCGGTACTCGTTTGGAGTATACGCCGGGAGACTGTGCCTGGATTGCTGCAGCAAGTTTAGAGACAACTGCGGAATCGGACAACCTGAAGGCGACTATCGCGAGCTAGACGAGCCGTACTGGGAAGATTAAACCTATACGAAGCAGCCCTCAGTAGGGTTTAGGGTCAAAGCTGTCAGACAGTCGAGCCGGTTGCTTAAAAGAAAAGTGGAACCCTTTGCAGGAGTCTTAAATAGGGTAAAAGAATAAACCTATATAAGACATCCCCTGCAAAGGGTTACTAGTCTACAGTCAGTCAAAGCCTAGCTGGCCAACCTCGTTCGTGGGTACATACAATGTCCAACTTGCTTCGTCGTCTGTAATCTTAAGATACATTTCGTGATACTTACGATAAGTTATGATATAGTCTAAAGCTGTCCTGAGCTTATCTGTCTTAAAGAGGGTAGGAGCTGCATCGGTATACCAAATAACTTCATATGTTTTTTTGGTAACATCTGGCGAGGTATTAAACTCTTTCTGATTTTTTGTATCAGTTTGATTAGACTGGTCTATATTTATTTTTTGCTCTACAGTAAAAACAATATATAAACAAACTATAACAACTATTAACGGAAGGGTGTGAAGAATTTTTATATTCATATTTAATTAATATTAAGATAATAGCTCGTTTATCTTAGAAGTGCAACAACTATTTTAAATGTTTGAGTTTGTTTCAATAAGTCTCTTGTATACGGTGATCAGCTTTCCTTCTGCACTCCTACGCCGATGTGCCTAATAAAAAAGCTCCATCTGAATTACCAGATGGAGCTCCCTCTATTAATCTTATATAGTTACATCTCCAATATTAGTTACCTCTTCAATATCAAAAGTCCAGCCCTCATCACCACACTCCACCATATCTACCTTCCACACTCCATTTACTTCTCTAAACCCTACCACCCTTCCATCTCCCACATTATCTCCAATCTTAATACCATCAACCTCTACCACACCCATCTTAATTTTATTATTATTCATTTTGTTGTTTCCTTATTAGTTACCTTACATTTGTCCTACCATAAAGTCCTTTGAGTTGCCAATATTGCTGCACAATGTGTCCCATTCTGCGAATGCCTCTGCATCCCATCCTCCCTTTACCTGTTGTGAGTCCACTTTGTCATACCATTTATCACCCTCGGGGATCATCATCGTGATTCCTGTTCCGCAGTCCATGTCCTTTGCCGTAATCTCGTTCGGTCCCGTAAGGAGGAGCCCCAACCTAAACACTTTAATGTCCTGAATGGAATTCTCTGCGTATTCCGTATACACTGTCACTTTCTTGTATTTGTTCATTTTGTTTTTTCTTTCTTTTATTTCTTTATTAAGATTCATTCTTAATAATATATATAATAATATATCCAAAGGGAACAATCAATAGAATTCGGTCGGGAAATTAAAGCTTTCCCTCTGCTAATCATTCAGTATTGCGTGCCAGGTAAGGTGCTTAGTAGTTGAACACTCCTCGGTCAATAAGCAGATCTGGATTCTTTGCATAATCAGTAAAGAAGTTCTTTACATCATCCTTAATCACTTTAAGCGGTCTCTCTTGTTTCTCTACTTGCTTATTGAGCCATTCATCATTCACCTCTATTACGATTTTCATTTTTGTTTTTTCTTTCTTTTGTTTCTTAATTAAGATTCATTCTTAATTCTTTATTTATAATAATATATCGAGAAGGAACAATCAATAGAATTCGGTCGGGATTATCTTAGGGAAATTATAATTAAAAAAGTTCCATCTGAATTACCAGATGGAATTCCTTCCGACTTACATTAAGCTTTTACAAAGTTGATGACCTCATAGTGATCCATATCTATCATCACCATCCAATCATCTTTTGTAATTACCTTATAGTGCTTCCTAAACTCACTCTCACTTTTAGCCCTAAATAAATACTCTTCACCAAGTTTTTCATTAAACTTATCAGTCAACTCATACCTTTCCCACTTACTCACCTTGAACTCTCCTACATCATTAATATTAGGCCCTTCCATTTCATTTCTAATAATATTATATTTAATTTTCATTTTGTTTTTTCTTTCTTTTGTTTCTTAATTAAGATTCATTCTTAATTCTTTATTTATAATAATATATCGAGAAGGAACAATCAATAGAATTCGGTAGGGAAATTAACCGTTCGACTATATAAAAGAAAGGAGCCTAGAAATAAACCTAGGCTCCATGAATTTAATTAACTAGTAAGAGGCGTTTTTACTTCGTGCCTACGAAACCATATAGCTCTGTTGCAATCGTTATAGCGTTAGCCACCCGATCATCAGAAGGTACTTCGAAAACCGTTAGTCCGGTTTTCTCAGCATGCATTCTCTGATTATCTAATGTGGTATGGTACTGGTCGTTGACCAATCCCATCGCCATTTGTAACAGCTCGAGCCTGATTTCATAGCCTGATTTATTGTGTATTGGCATATGTGTGTATATCTCCTTTCACATATAGCTTATATTAACTTACAATTAAATCAACTTAGAAGTAGTTCGATGGATTTAGACGGCTTAATATCTCCTATTACCTCTTTGAGTAGTTTGAAGTCACCGCTCTTATAAGAGGCTATTCCATTCTCACCGTGGGTATTCTCAAGCTGACTCAACCAGAGATTAACCTGCTGCAATCCGAATTGCTCAATCAATTGCTTTTCAATGTCCTGATAATGTTTGCTCATGTTAGTATATATATTGATATGAGTAATAATCAACGTATCTATGTTAGTCCTTTGCTACCGCGCAGAGGCATAGTACGATAACTCCTACGCACGTGGCTATCCCGATAATGATAATTGCAGTGGTCATTGGTAATTTGGTTTTTACACCGGTTAATATTTTACTCTCTTATCAGTGAGCTATCGCTTAACTGCTGTCTTAATTAGCGCGTCGAGACAGCTTCTAAGCTTACGAATTGCTTTTTTAGTTTTGTTTTTGAGTTTGAGTTTGTGTTTCAATTTCATATACCAGTATGCCAGATTACTTATCTGGTGGAGGTTGTCCTAACCTTTTAGTATTTGCCCTATATATTCTATATGATAGACAGCCCGCATTAATTACTTACTAGTATAATTTCTTTTTCGTATCTCTCAACAACTATTTTAACACTTCGTTAATCTTATTGCGCATGTGCTCTAAATCTGTATCAGTTACGACCCAAAAACGTTCATTAGGTTCTGTATCTTCGAATGCAGCATCCTCCAGGGAGCCGTACTTATCAGTAATTACGTCTATCTCATCCATTGTTACCTCTCGCCAGAACCGGATGCTGATGAACCCAGCCTGGTCGTAGAAGAATAGGTATAGCATATCTGTAATTTTGTTCATTTAATTTCTTTGTTTATTGTTATTATTACCAACAAATATAGTGTAAACGCTTTTACCTAACTATGCTACTACTTTTTTGTTTTAAGCTCCCGTACGATCCCTTTGAGATGCCAGGTGATCCTCCTATCCTTTAACATGCATAAAACATGTAGTGTAATCCGTCCCGATCGTGACTCGGTTAGTCTTAGTACACTCGTAGTCTTTATGCCTGTCTTCATCGACGCTGAAACACCACGCCTAGTTAGATCTTTACCACTCGATATTTTACTTTAAACCTGTCTTCTGGCCTGATTTCGTCGACGCGGAGGGCACACTCTATTTCTGCGCGACGCCGGTGCTCATAAGTTAACCAAATCTGCCAGCCCTTTTTTAGCGGCCATTCACTTCTCGAACTATACCGCTGTAATGCCCAAAGATCTTTCATAGTTTATACGCTGGGTGAGAGGAGGTTTATATCAACCCACTGCTGCAACTGCAGTAACACCTTAGCCTTAGAGCCTTTGAATCCGAATTCCCTCTTTATAATAGCATAGGCGGAGATACCCCGTGAGTGTTTGAGACCTTTAATTTCCAACCCCAGAGCAGCCTTAAGTGCAAAGATACGATATGCTCTGATTTGGTGCGGTGTATTTGCTATAATTGTTCCTGTATCATTCATATAGTTTGTATTCTATTTCTACCGACAGAGTGATGATAGCTGCTCCCACTAACTCTTGCAATAGAATTCTAAGTAAATAGTACTAGGCGACTACTATTGTACGCCACCACCGGGTGGTCGTGGTACCGGCTATTGTAGTAGCTACCAACGTGATCATAAATCTCTGCAGTGGGCTGTTCAATATACTCACGTACCAGTGATGCAAACGTATCGTTAGATTTAGTCACTTTCTCTTGAAGTATTGAGCTCTCCTTGATGCCACAATAGATTGCTTCACCTACCTCTGAGATAAACATGCCCGTGGAGAAGCCTTTAAGATTATAATTGCGTACGAAGGCTGATGCGTGGCACCAGATGTAGATGTTATCTTTATTTTTGAGAGCCTCCACATTGCGTACTCCAATAACCGAACCAGTTTTAATTCCGAAAAGACCAGATGGCGAACCGTGACCCATCATAACCACTCGGTCATGCTCAGCAATCAATTGATTCATCTCCTCTACTGATGTATCATCTCGGATTACCTTACCCGGTACCCCACGATAAATTTCAGCAAGAAAGTTCGTACTCTCGTCTGCCATGTGAATGAAGAGATTCTTTATCATCATATTATGATAACGGGTTTATTAAACTAAGTCAAGTGAGAGGGAGAGGTGGGGATAAGCTCCCCACCTCTCCGAGAGCGGGGGTGCGAAATGCCCTTTGAATAATTAGTAATCAATACGAATAATAGGATGACCAATATCCAAAACACCCTCCAACATATCGCCTTCCTCAATACAGTGAAAGAATGTTGAAGGTAGGCATTCATGGGAAGTGTCACAAGCAACGGTTACGTCGCAATTCTGACTCTCTTCACTGAGACTATTGATTGCATTAGCGAGTTCTTTGTATGTCATAGTATTAAAATAATAACTAAGTTTTTATTAAAGGTCTAAATGGTGACGTCGGCTTCGTGCTGTAGTTGCGACAACGGAGGACTGTAGCTTTACGGTTTCGCGGTAGCCGTCCGGTACGACTATTCGTTAGTCAGCTATCTAGTTTACCTGACCAAGTCGCGACAGAAATTAATCTCTTCCACCACGCCCTGCTCATCGGTTTCCATTGCGTTGGTTTTAAGCCAATCAATTGCTTGCAGGAGAGTCCGAGGAGACCCACCCAGGTTGCTTGCAGAGAGTAGAGCGAGCTTAAGATACCGTGCATCTTTAATAGCACGATTGTAAAGGTCGTTGATGGAACTAATCTTAGATACGAGGTTGTTGTGCATATATTTAACTATTGTTGTTTGTTGATTATACCGACAAAATAGATTATACAGGCTTCTTAACAGAGTGGCAATAATATTAATCATAAACATCGAGGTCGGCACCCTCGAGAATAGCTGAGGCACACTCTTTGAGTACACTATCAAATTCCGTCTCATCGAGATCCTCCTCGTAGTAATCATCAATGAACACCGTGTCGGGGAGGTCATTACGACTGAGACCGCATCTTTTAACTAAAAGAAGATCGAGCTGTTTAATAAAGTGTTTGCGAGTATTATTCATTATTTAGATGTAATTGGATGTTTTCTCAGGTAATCTGCGAGCGCTGCCTTTAAAGCCTCCTCGGCAAGGACGGAGCAGTGGATCTTCACGGGCGGTAGGCCTCCGAGTGCATCTACCACTTCTTGGTTCGAGAATTTCATTGCTTCATCAATGCTACGACCCTTAATAAGCTCAGTCGCCATGCTAGAGCTAGCGATGGCTGAGCCGCAGCCAAAGGTCTTAAACCGTGCATCTTCAATGATGCCGTTTGTAATCTTGAGGCTGACCTTCATAATGTCACCGCACGCTGCCGCACCGACTTCACCAATAGCATTGGCATCCTTCAGGTCGCCCATATTACGAGGGTTCAAGAAATGGTCCATCACCGTGTTATTATACAGAGTATAGGTATCACTCATAGTATCAGTATTTAATCTCAGAGTCGATGATGACTCCTAGGAGTAGTTCATTATCAAATATCCTGATTTCGTGTAAGGAGGCAGCAGGAGCGTCCACAAGCTCGAATATGTTACCCGGCAGTATTATCATTGTATCACCAGCTTTAAAGAGCTCGCGGATAGCATTGATGTCTCCTTCTGACATTACTTTGAGCATATAGCTATATGCTACTAGACAGTGTTCAAGTTCACTGGTATTCTTACTGAGGGTAGCATCTGTAATCTGGTCAGTAAAAGATACTACTATGTGTTTAACCATTTCTTGAATAGAAACTTCGTGAGTAATAATTTGTAATTTCATTTTTTTTTTTTTGTTAATCTTACCGACAAAGAGATGATAGCTTATTATTGAGGAAACAGCAACGTTTTAATCGTAAAGAGGGTAACTGATCACTCTCTTTACCTTCTTCTTTTTCGTAGCGCCGTGAGCCCGAAGCAAGTCCCTTAGCTCAAGCGGAGTCATTTTCAGCTGCTCAGCGATCTCCGTCGCTTCGATGCCTACCCGCATGTGCCCAAGATGATGCCACTTGTCCTGCAAGATGATACCGTGCTTGGTGCACGAGCAGATCTCGATACACTCGATGTCCTTCTCCTGCACCCCGACCGTAAAATTATGAGTTAAGAATTTGAGTAATGGTTTCATTTTTTTTTTTTGTTTTACTGACTGACAAATGATAGTCTCTTCTTAAGAATGTTGCCAGCTTTATTTTAAAAAAGGCGGACTGCAGAAGACGAGGGGTTTAATTCGCCTTCTGCAATCCCTAGACCAGTTCCAGTTGCGGTCTCCATCTGCAATACATCGATCCTCAGATCGACCCTTGAGCGTAGCGCACTGCAGTACCGTTGCCAGTTCCAGTCCCTCTACCGGCGCCTTATATTAACGAGCATAACCCTCTAGCCGGTAAGGTCGAGGACGAAATGCGGAGAAACTCGATTCAATTCCCCGTGCTCTGTGACGCACATGATAAGGTCGTGCGGCGCTAGTTATTAACTAGCGCATGATTCTAAAGACTCTGAGCCAGTATTCGGATGAAGTCCTTGCCGAGTCGTATGGTCGTCTTACACCTTAGTTCCTTTCGTGCTTCCTCCTTTTTCAAGAAGAGAGGTGATTCGTGTACCTCAGCATTTACCGTAAACTCATCTGAGACGGTGTTAACTACGGTGAGCCTTTCGTTTACCTCATCATACCACTCATAGGTCTTTGACTGAGCCGTGCTCTTATGGAGCCTATATATAGACGGATTCAACTTGTTTAAGTTTTTCATATACCAGAGTGACTATAATTTCGGTAGATACGCGATCGGCTAATATCTTTCATGTTTGCTATTATAGACAAACAATAATAATAGTTCAACAAAAATAATCGTTTAGTATCATTATGCGTGGTGGGTTATCAGATAAGGTGATTCTCTGTAACCCACCACGCCTCTTAGGTGACTCAATCAACAGCAGTCACGACTGCCGTCTCTTTATTATAGCTGGTAATGATCATATCCACCAGATCTTTCTGCGTAATTCCCAGCTCAATAGCTTCGGACTCGAACCAGCTCTTCGCCGTCTCGGTGCACGGAATCGTAAAGATCTTGCGCCAGGTCCGCTTATGATCGACGCGATTAAACGTATCGAACACCGAGCAATCGTTAGAAGCAACGAAGGAAGTTACCGCAGCCCGAGCCTTATCGCCGAGCTCGGTTTTAGCATAGCCGTGCGTTCCCATCTTAGAGACCGTGAGCCCGATCGCTTCAGCGGTCGCCTTGAAGTTCTTATTATGATACTGAGAGGCATTGCAGTCCTTAACCTTACGCTTAGCATTGATCATATGAGCCATCTCATGGATCAAAGTCTCCATGATTGCATGAGCTGAGCGCGAGAGATGCTCAGCGGAGATGTTGATCTCCGGGCGATAATCATCACCTGACTTCCAAGTAGAATCCCAGAACCACCCATAGGCACACCGGCGACCTTTCGACTGAATCGTGATGACCGGGACCTTATCGAGTTCCTTCTCCGCGAGCGCTTCGTTGAAGTAGATAAATGCCTTCTGAAGCACATCGACTGCTTTATTATAAGGCTGATCTGCCGCAGGAGCCACTTCAGCTACCACTTGAGTAACCAATTCTTCAGCAGCTGATCGAGAATAATCGAGTACCAGAGTATTAACCACTCCAGGTACCGTGACAATCGCTTCAGCGACCTTAACCTGCTTAACCTGCTTAACCGTTTTATTTTTCTTTGACATACTGTTTACCTTTTGTTTGTTGTTTACCGACAGTTACAGTCTAGCTCCTGATGAGATAGACTGCAACTGTTTTGTCTAATTGTTTTGGTGTGCAGCAAAAGTATGGGCTGTTGACTGTCCCCAGGATTTAGCATGGATCTTCATCTTTAGATCGTACAAGCCCATAGCAAAGTAGTTAACGGTAATTTGGATATGCTCCTCAACTGTATAGTCTTTCATTTCACTCTTAGTAATTTTAAACGTATCAAGTATTAGTTTCTTTAGCCCAGCAGTATCTTGGAAGCCATCGCTACCAAAGCTATCGACAAAATAATTAATCTTGCCAGTATCATCTAGGACTTTGAACTCAGGATCTTCGAATTTTGTTTTCATGTTATTTTTTGTTTGTTGTTTACCGACCAGAGATATAATAGAGCCTCCTCCGTTAAATGGCAAAAGAAAAAAAACCCTACTGCAGAAATCACTCCGTGGTTCCTTCAGTAAGGTATATTCCCCAATTAACCTCACCGATGCATCGGTAAATGCGGATACTCGGTTTCTGCAGTAGGGCGAGCTAACCGAGCAAGATTAATAGATACAATCGTCGGTCCTAACGATTTTGTCTATGTCGAAGATCTTACTCAGAAATTTGTTTGAAGAACAGGTAACCACCCGGTACTCTTGCTCATCATTATGATACTTGATGAGCCAGACGTAACCATTGCTGTCGCTTGCTACCTCGTAACGATCAACATCAGTATAGATAGAGATGTCAGCCTTATTCATACTCCATGACTTATCCCTCTCCTTTGCATTATCGCTTACGGTATTCTCTTCGTATAGCCTCTTTACACCATCTAATACCTTACCTAGATTTACTCCGGTACCTGTACGCCAGTCTAATTTTGTCATGTCTAATTAATTGTATGGTTGTTATATTGATCCGCTACAATAGAACCTTAGCTGCTCCGCAAAAAAACTCAACTAAAAATCAGAAAAAAAAGCCTCTCCCCCTACGGCGGTATTGCTTTTCATTGAATGATTCCGGGGTTTCTACTACGTGCCCTCCCCCCTTCCCTCCTAATTACCACTCAAATCTCCTTCTGCTGCGCCAGTTCCTTCTCTTTTGCGAGGCCTAGGTACCAGTTCCAGGTCCTAGGCACAGTAGCCTACACGGTACTACTCCATCTTATATGCAGTAACCAGTACTAGACTACTACATATTACTGTTTTCCTAGCTTTTCTGCTTGCCAGTTATACGATATATCGGCTCGATTGATTACTGCTTCACTGAAGAAAAAGCTGGCTTTTACTGGGATTTCCGGATATAATTAGAAAAATTGTGGGGGGATCTGCTACTGTTTATACGGCTCTCTACTGTTTATACGGCTCTCTACTGTTCTCTACTGTTTATACGGCTCT